CTGGCTGGCATCTCTGTAGAGGGCCCCGTTGGCTTGCCGAAAGAGCCAGCCAGCCAGCCAGCCCTGCCCGATCGGATCCCCGCTATCCAAGACCTGCTGCACAACGCTTTCGGTGTTGCGCTGAGCGACGGATCTGACGCTCGCAGCAGCCTTTGAGCGCGCGAAACAAAATCCCGTAGGCACGGTTGTGTTTATGCCCGCTGCCGGCAGCCGCTGACGGAAGGAAAGACGATGAAGCGCTACGCTACGATGCTCATTCCCGCGTTGATTGCGTTGGCTCTACTCGCGATCGCGCCCCGCGCCTATTCAGACGGCTGCGGAGTCGTGCCCATCAAGCCCATACCGCCCATCGGCTGCAAGGATCTCGCGCCGGTGTGCCAGTGCGACGAACACGGGCAGCGGTGCCATTGGGGCTGGGTCTGCGTGAAGTAGTAGGGGCGGGGCGGGTTCGGCCGCCCCTTGACGTAAACTGAGCAGAGATGAGCGAAGAGGAACGCCAGGCGATTATCGTTCGGCTGATAGACAGTCGCGCCAAGGCGAAGCACAACCTGGCGCTGCTCCAGGCCGAGGTGTACGCCATCGCCGAAACCCTCGCGGATATCAGCGCGTGCGTCAATCGGCGCGACTTCGCCGGCGCCCGCGCGGCGTTCGAAACGGGCCACGCGGTGCTCAAGGGCGACTTGTCGAGGCTTGAAACCCGGCTTCAGGAAATGGAAACGTTCGCCCGGCGGCTGGCCGATTGCGACTCGCGGCTTGCCAGCTTGGGCATCAAGATCGAGTAACGCTTCATCCCCGGCAGATCCCAGCCAATTCCGTCCATCACGTCCTCCATCGAGTCGGTATCGAGTTCGAACCACCAGCGATTCCGTTGCATTGGCCCTCCCCTGAAATCAACCTGGTCGCCTCGGCGCTTCCGGCGATGGGATCCACTGAAAACGCCGAGGCGCGCGATCGCGCGGTTTACTTCTTCGGTGTGTCGGGCTTGTTGGTGTAATACCCGATGGCCGCCGCCACCAGAGCGCCGGCCGCCTGGCCTAGCTGCACCGAATCCCCGTGAAACAACCTGCCCCAATCGAGGTTGGCAGCCAGCAGCCCTGCCGCGGCTATCCCGAGCACGGTCGTCTTGGTATCGTTGCTCGCCGTCAGCCGGCCGAGCAAGGCCTTGGCGAAATCGACTTTCACGAACGTAAACATTGGGTTTCTCCTAAATTGGGGTAAGGTGGTTCTCAGGGAGGATCAGTTATGCCTACAAAAGCAAGAGCAGAAATGGCACTCCGCCGTTCTACCGGCGGTGGGGAACAGCAGGACAGGGCAGTATGGAGCTACGGCGGGGTCACAATCACCGGCCACCCGGATAAAATCCCAGGGGCCCTGGAGGCCTACCGCCGCATGGGGTGGGGGTCGGGGTCGTCGCCGGCCGCCCCCACGGGCCCATCGCCCGTAGCGCAAACGCAGACCCGCCGGCCGATGTCCGAGGCCCACAAACGCAAACTCAGGGAAGCCGCCATCCGCCGCGCCATGGAAAGCGAGGCGGCGGCAGCAGCGGGAGAGTCAACTACGGAGCACGGTGCGGTCCCTGCCGTCGCGGAGCGAACCCGCCGGCCGATGTCCGTGGCCCACAAGCGCAAACTCAGGGAAGCCGCCATCCGCCGCGCCGAGAGCAAGGCGGCGCCCCAGCAAGCGATGCACGCCTAGCTACTCGCCGAACGCGTGCTCGCACGCCTCCAGCCGCCGCTCCATATCCGAGTGCCTCTGGTAGCACACCGGGCACGCCACAAACCGCTCGTCGAGTTTTTCCAGGAAGCTGCCGAGGGCCGCGCGGACGTACAGCGCGACCCCCGCGCCGCTCAACGCGATCACTGCGCAGACGGCGGTAACGGCTTGCACACTGACATACATGGGGACTTCTTTCTATTGCAGGAGTTTCAGGCGGTCGAGGACGTGCTGTTGTTCCACGGGCGGGAGTTTCGGAAACGCGGTCTTGAGGTGATGCCCTAATATCGGGCCGATGACTTGCTGCTCCGCGGGGCTGGCCTTGGCCATGACGCGGATGCCGTGGTCGAGCGCCTGGCCAGACTCGACGCCCACAAAAAGCTGATTAAAATCGGCCACCAGCGGCCCGTAGACCGCGCGCGCCGCGGCGTGCTTCATGTCGTCGGGCGTGGCCGTGCCGGCGGCCAGCGCCTGGCCGTAGAGCCGTTTCGCTTCGGCTTCCTGGCCGGCGCGTAGCAGCGCGGTAAAGCGGCTGGTGACCTGGTTGCGCGCGTTGGCGGAGCGTCCGCCCGAGGGCTGCGCCTCCTGCCGGTACTGGCTCAGCAGCTCCTCGGCAGGGGTCTCAGTCACGTAGCGCGGCGCTTTGGGGAAGCCCAGGAAGCTGGGCACGGCCTGCTTCAGGCCTCCGCCCTCCTGGCGGACGCGCTCGAAGGATTGCAGTCCAATGTTGGCGTTCCAGGGCGCATAGTGGTTGAAGATTTTGAGCGCCACCTTGGCCGCGGGGTCGTCGTCTTCCCAGATGCGCTGGTTGTAATAGTTCTTGTTGTTGTAAACTTCGAGCGACTTGCTCAGAACGCCGCTCACACCGCCGAACGCCCACACTATGGGGTGCTTGGCGATCGCCGAGTACTCGCGGGCGTACGTCGGCGGGGAGACGCGCTGGCGCGGGTCGTTTTTGTCGGTGCGCGGGTAGAAGAGGTCCTTCAGCTCGCGCGGCCGGTCGCCGGTGAACAGGTATGTAGCCAGGGTTCCCACCGCGGCCGTGAGCAATGCCATGCCGAGCGCCCAGGCGGCTTGCGGGGTCAGCTTCGGCCGGCGCTTGTCGCGCACGGCCTGGTGAAGTTCCTTGCCCGTGCCGCCAACGGCGTAGGCGCCGGCGCGCACGCTGCCGAACTTCCACGTCACGCTGCGCATGACGATCTGCATGGCGGTCTTGAACGTGCGATGCCAGAACAGGTTGTCAAAATTCATCTCGCCGAAGCGATCCTCGACGAAATCCCAGGCCTTGCGGGCCAGCTCGCCGCGCGTGGTTTTGCCCGCCGCCAGGTCGTCGCTATGCTGCAAGAGCTGCTCGGAGTACTCGCGCAGAAACACGCCCACCTTGATCTTGGGAATGTACCACTCGAACAGGGGCACCATGAGCGCCTCCATGCCCGCCCCCAGGGAGCGCAACCCGGCGCCGAGATAGCTCCCCTGGTTGTAGGCTTCGCGGAAGGCCTGGATGGTGTGTTGCTTGTAGTCGTTGTAGATATCCACCCGGCCGCCGCCGGCGAACAGGTCGTCCATCAACTGCTTGGCGTCGGGGTAGGCCTTCAGCAGCTCGGCGCCCTCGGGCGTGTGGGCGTACGCCGCGGGGTTCTTCAGCAGCTTCACGCCGGCATCGCCGGTCTTCCAGGCCTCGCGGGCGGCCGGCGCGATCGCTAGGCCCTTGCCGATGTCGGCTAGGCCTTCTTTGACGGCGCCGCGGTTGAGGATCTTCGAGAGGCCCAGGCCGATGCTCGATCCGCCGGTTTCCAGCGTCTCGAAAACCCAATGGAAGCCCGAGATGCCCAACTCTACGGCGGTGTAGCCGTTTTTGACGGCCATAAGCACGTTGCCCAACTGGCCCAAGCCGGTGTTCGGATCGCGCAGCAGGTCGCGGCTCACGTAAGCGTTCATGAGCTTGGCCATGCCGTGCTCGACATACCATTCGCCCTTGTCCACCATGCCCTCTTCCACGTGCAGGAAGCTGCGGGCGATGCGATCGTCGAGCTTGTCGAAGCCCTCGGGCGCGCGCTTTCCGAACGGCACGAACACCCGCGCCTTCATCTTCTTGGCCGCGGCCCACCAGCGCTGCGCGGTGAGGAACTTCATGACGTCCACGTAGTGGCGGACGAAGTTATCGACGGGATTATAAGTGTACGGTACGCCGCCCAGCTTGATCCCGTCCGACATATTCTCGAATACATGGCGCTTAAACTGGCCCTTGGTGCCTTCGAGCGGGCGCCTGGCCTGGCCGCTCTTGCCGCGCGCACCCTGGCTGCCGGGAATCACCTTCCACATGACGCGCTGGTGATTGGCGAGCTGGTGGATGTCCTTGTACCTGGACTGGGCCTTGTAGAGCACGTCGTCCGCCTGGCGCAGGAAATCGGCGATGTTCTGCAGCTCGGCGGTTTCCTGGGCGGCGCCGGTCTTGATCCGGTCCATGACATCGACCTGGAAGGCCTGCAAGGGAGTCAGCCCCGCGGCGATCAGGTCCGGCCGGCCGTGGGCCACCTGGTTGACCACGGCGTTATCGGCCTCGGGGCCCAGAACCTCGCTCATGTGCTCGACGGTGGCGCGGAGGATGAATTCGGCTTTATCGCGGTCGCCCTTGAGCGCGTAGACGGTATCGAGCGTCTTGGGATCCACGCCGAAGCGCGGGAAAACCGTCTCGACCAGGCCGGTGATCATCTTTTTGGCGCCCGCCTGGCTGCCCTGGAGCTTGGGCAGCACGTCCTGGTTGTAGAAGGCGAATGCCGTGCGCTCGACGACCTGGCCCACGCGCGAGGTGCCGGTTTCCTCCCCCAGGAATTCCTTTACCTTGTCGAAGACGTGTCCGGCGGTGCGCCGCATGGGCGCGATCAAGCCTACAGCCTTGTTGCCGGATCGCACGTATACCGGCTTGCCGGAATCTTCGGGCACGTTCGGTTCACGCGCAAAGGTGGCGTCAGGGTAGCGCTTCAGAACGTGGTCGTAGAACCTGGCGTTAACGGGGGTGCCGTCGCTGAACCAGATCATGGGCGCCCTGCCGCTGCCCTGCTGATAGTCGTAATCGTCCGACGCGGCCGAGTACGCCCGCGGCTCGATGGGCGCCTCTTTGCCCGTGCCTTTCAAGTTCTGGGCGAAGGCGCTGGAGGCCTGCGGTCCCTTGGCGGCGGGAGCCTCGCCTAACAACGCGAGCGATTGGTTGGTGTAGAACGGCTCGCCGTCCACGCTGCCGTGCCACCATCCAGCGTCGGGCTTGGGCAGCGTGCCGCGCCCGCGCGTGTAGTCCGCGATGGGCCCGACATCGGCGCGCTCCGCCGGCGCCGGGCCGCGGCTGGCGGCCAGTGCGGCGCGCACCTGGGCGGCTATTTGCTCGGGCGTAAGGCCGGCCGCGGCGGCGGCGCTGGGGGGAGGATTGACTGCGGCTTTGGATGAGGGGATAGTGGAAGTGGATCTACCAGCCAGTGGGGAAGTCGGCCTACTGGTCCCGGTAACGGGATTGCCGGAGCCGTCGGTAGTTCCTTCGGTAGCTGGGCCGCCTTCCGGCGAAGGACTCGTTTCGCCGCTCTGTTCCTGGGCGCCAGGGACGAATGACCTCCCCTTGGCGGAAGGCGGCACTGTACGTTCAAAAGCCGTCAGTAACCATTTCTTCGCACGATGATCCCAAGAGAGCCGCACGGTGGCATGGTATTTCTGACTCTCCAACTCCATCCGGTCGCGTTGCTGCTGTCCCGCTAACGGGCGCATGTCGTCGAGGAGGTTCTGGAGCGTTCCTGCCGGGAATTCGTCGCCGTGTTTCGCGATGATGTGGGACAAGCCGTAGCCGTCGTCATCCTCGTGCCATGGATGCCCTGGTTTACCCCATACCAGATCGATATCACCTACCGCCGGATGGTGGAGGGCGCCCACCGCTTCTCCGGTTTGCAGCTCGGTGAGTTTGGCTATTGCGCTCGAAGCATCGTGGTGAAACTGACGAAAGATCGGACCGTGTGGACCGGATTCGGGCGCGGGCGGTTCAGCATTATCACGGGCTATCTGTGGCTTTTGCGCTACACCTTGCGGCGGCGGCGCGTCGCTCAGCTCGTCGGCGCGGTACGTGCCCTGCTGAAGTGGCTCACCCGGTGAGCCACTGAGCGGAATATTGGTCTTTTCTCCGTTTTTGGACGAGAACGTAACGGCGGGAAGGGTAACGGTTTGCCCGGTGACTCCCGGTATGTCCTGCCCGTCGTATTGTTCGCCCTGTCCTTTCTGGAGGTAAGCGATGGTGACGTGTGGCTTATAGTCGGGATGCGTGTCGGTGTGGGGTAGCGCGTCCGCAATCTTGGCATTCAGCCGGTGCAGGTCCGGCGAGTCCACATCGACCTTGAGCACGTCGGCCTCGTCGGTGTGGAAGATGGACGTCTTTCCCAAGGTCGCAGTGACGGGCGGCTCCTCGGCGAGGAGTTTTTGCACCTCTGCTGGGTCCTCGCCATGAATCCCGAACTTGACCGTGATGTGCGGGACGGTTTCGCGGCCGTCGTCAGCGAGTTGTTCGTCGGGGATACTGGCGCCCGCGGTAATAATGCCCTGAGCGAGCGGCGTTGGCAGGTCGACCTGTGTCGAGGAGTACTCGTGTTTCTCGGGGGCGCCCGGCGCCGGCGGCTCGCCTTCCAGCCGGTGCGCGATCTCCGCTTCCGGCGGCTCGACGTCCACCGCTCCGCCAGGTGGCGTGACCTTCTGCGCTTGCGCGATAGCTGGCCCCAGGTTGCCCGGATCGGTGAGGGCGGCCTGTACGGTCTCCCCCTGGGCGTCCTTGGCTACCACGGCCTCGGGCGGCCCGGCAATCTGGCTTTTATCGGGCGCGCCCATCCCGCCCTGGGTCGCTCCCAACAATTCGGGCAGACGGTTCTGCTGTACCGCCTGGTCGATCTGCTGGAAGTTCGTCAGCGTCGGGTTGTAAAAGTAGGTGTTGCCGCCCTCGTCCTGGTAGGACTGCATCCCCTTGGGCCGCTTCACCAGCGGGGTTCCCTTGGGAAGCATAACGACCCGCCGCAGTCCGCCCTGGAGTTGCTCGACCTGGGTGGCGATGGTGGCGGGCGTCTCGGGTACGGTGTCGAGCGCGGCGGAAGGCGCGGGTTGAGTCGGCTCGACCTGGCTCGATATAGGTTGAGATACCTCCGGCGCCGGAGGGGCGCCAACCGGGGCGGCAGCAGGTGCCGGCGGCGGCGCGGCGTTCCCGGCCGCTTCCACTTTCGCGCGCAGCGCGCCCGCGGCCTCCGCGCCGAGATCGCCCTCGATGGCTTTCCAGCCGATCTCATAATCCGCCTGGTGCGCGGCGATGTTCTCGCGCAGCATGGCAATGCGCTGCTCGGGCGTCGAGAGGCGCATCGTGTCGGCGCTCATCTGCACGTCCTGGCCGGACGCGAGGTGATCCTGCTGGGTGCGGATGTTCTGGTAGCGCTGCGCCTGCTCCTCGATCGCCGATTCCAGTGCGCCGGCATTCAGCACGTCCTCGGGGGGTGCGGTGTCGGGTGTCGGCGCGAGGCGCGAGCGCACGAAGTTGGCCACGTCGCCCGCGCGGCCGGCGGTAATCACGTTGCCGGCGTCGTCCAGCAGATCGTAAATGGGGCGTCCGCCCCGATCAACGCCGGTCTGCTTTTGGGTGAACTGGCGGCCGTTGATGTTGAGCGGTTCGCTGGGCAGCTTGTCCCTGGCTGCTTCGGCGCGTCGCAGCCAGACTTCGGCGGCCAACTCGCGGCCGGCGCCCGTCAGGGCTTCCGCCGTCTGCTCGGACTGCGCCGCTTCCTGGGTGAGACCCGCCACGTTGGGCCGTTCCGGCGGAGGCGTTACGCCCTCCGGCCTGGCCTGCTCCATGACATCCGGAAACGCCCCGCGCCGCGCGGGAATGGTCGCCGGCGGCTCCGGCTCGCCAGGATAGAGGCCGGCCGTCTCGGTGCCGATCCGCGTGGCGCCGTAGAGGCCGGCTCCGCCCAGGGCGAGGTTGGTTGCGCCTTCCGCGGCCTGTTCGAGGTTTCCGCTTCGAACCCCCTGGACGACCTGGGGAACGCCGCTGATAACGCCCTTTGCGCCGAACGCCGCGGGAACGGCGCCGCGCGTGGCGATATCGACGCCTTTGGCCAGCGCCGGATATTGCGAGAGGAACGACCTGGCCGCGGGCAGCCTCGCCAGCCAGGGCAGAGCTTGCGCTACGCCGATGCCGGTCAACCACGTGGCAATCGCCGTGGGGGTGTTCAGGTTGGCGGTAGCGCGCAACATCCCGTTCAAGGCCTGCTCCACCTTCGAGTCGGCCTTCAGCGGGGCGCCGTACGCCGGCCCTAAGAGCAAGTCGCGCAGGTCCGTGGCAGCCTGGCTGAGACTGTTGGGGTCGTAGGGCTGTGCGCCCGGTTGCGGCGTGGGGATGTTGCGCGCCTGGCCGGTGTCGAGCATGATCGGGGGTGCCGCGGGCGCGGGCGGTTCGTCGGTGAGAATTTGCGGGGATGTCGGCTGCGGTTGGCCGGATGGAACCGGGGGCGGCAGGGGTGCGATGGGGATAACGCCCGAGGCTTTAGACGTAGTGGGCGGCGCGTAGCTGCTTTCGAGGGGACCCTGCCACAAGGGCGGAGCCGGCGCGGCCGGGGCAGACGGACCTTTGAGATGCGGCGGGGCGGGCGGCGGCGGAGTTGAGTCGGCCGCCATCGGGGAGGCGGCCTGCACGTTCATCATGCCGGGCGGTTGCTGCGGGACCGCGGGGAAATCGGCAGGCGCCGGCAGTCCTTGCGGCAGGGGCGGCTTGGGCGGTCCAGGGAGGCCCGCGGGCGGCGGTGGCGCGTCCTCCAGTTCGTCGAGCCGAAACTTCCCCATCTGCGCCGGCTGCGGCGGATCCGGGTCGAAGTCGGACAGACTGAACGTGCCCATCGTGCTGGGCTTCCGAAGTTGGTCGGGAGGCGGAGAGGGGGCCATTGATTTGGTTACAGGCTTCTATTACTGCGCCGAGGAGACCGGCACGGCGTCTACCGTTCCATCCGGGTAGACCTTGGTGATTTTCATGGCCTGACCGCGGACGTACTTCACTTGCCCCGCCACGGGCATTGTCACGCGCGGGCCGGGCGCGACGGGAGCGGGCGCCGGAGCTCGAGGAGTTGTGGTGGCTTGCGGCGCGGGCTTCGGAGCGTTTGTAGCGCTTGGAGGCGGCGGCGCGCCGGGGGCACCCTGCGGCGGTGGCGGCGGGGCGCCTTGAGGCGCCGGTGCCGCGGGATAGGCGACGTGGCCCGGCACGCCGCCGGTGGCGGCCTGGATCTCCGACTCGTAAGCGTCCTGGGCGTCCTGCTTGTTCTTCGCCAGGTCGGCGTACACGGCTTGCGGGGTGTCCACGTCGCCGGCGAGGGAAGCCGCGAAGGGCGAACTGGTTTGCAGCTTCGGCGCGGAGGTGATCTTGGCCAGGCGCGTCTGCGCGTTCTTTTCCGCGGCGGCCAGCACGGCGGCCTTCTTCTGTTCGATTTGAATCTTCTGGCCCGTCATCATGGGCTTGGGCGCGTTGGGATCTTTCAGCTTCGCCGCGGCGATCGCGATCTGGTCCCGCTTCCAATTTGCCGTGGCGTCGGCCGCGTTCCCGCCGGCGGCATCCAGATACACTTGCCACTCGTTGGCGTCGGGCTTGTTGGCTTGCCGGCTGTCGCGGTAGTAGGCGTCGTAAGCGGCCTTCAGCGTGGCCGTGTCCACGGGATCCCCCGCCTTGTAGCCGAACAGGTACTTGCCGGCAATCAGTTCCTGCGGCGCGGGCTGCATTCCGTTGCGTACGAGCGCGACCTTGCCCGGCACGTCCGGATCGTTCAATGCGGTGTAGCCCGGCGGCACGGGGGCGTTGGGGTCCTGGTAGACCGGCACGGCGGCGCCCTTCAGCTTGTCGAACGCCGAGCGCCGCGCCGCCAGGTCCTTGGCCACCTGGGCGGCGGCGGCGGCGGCGGTCTTGTCCTTCTCGTTCTGCGCGCGCGTGGTGGCGTCGGTTCGGCGCTGTTCGGCCGTCGCCTGGCGCTGCTCGTCGAGGGCGTCGGCTTCCTTCTCCTGGGTCTCTAGGGTGAGTTGATCGTCCAGGCCGGCTTTCTCGCGATTGTACTCGGCCATGCGCTGTGCATCCCCAGGATGCAGGATATTTCCCTCGGCTGCCTGCACCTCCGATTGCGGAATATTGGCGCCGATCTTGCCGGAAGCGTTCACGTAGCCCGCGGCGCCACCCAAAGCGGCGGCGGCCAGGCGTTGATACCACCGCGGGGAACTCTGCTGGGGCGGCTGCAAGGCCTGGCGGCGCTGCAACGTGGTGGGCGCGGGGGCGGTGGGGTCTTGGTTCGAGTTGTCCATCAACGTGCTGCCGTAGGGGTCCTGCGTTTGGGATCCGTTCGGCGGTGGCGGCGGCGGCGCCGTCTGCGGCGGCGCCGGCGTGGACATCTGCGGGGGGATGTTCGGGGGCGAGGGCAGTGGTAAGCCCGCGGCGCGGCCGTACGCGGCCGGGTTGCCCGAGGGCGCCGGCGGGGGCGCCATGGCGATCTGCTGTGCCGGGCCGGTGTTGTCCGTGGGTTGATCGGGGATCGCCGGTGGATTGGGCAGCGCGGCCGACTGCAATTGGTTGTCGGCGTCCGCCGTGCCGGTCGAGTCGTCGAGGCCTACGCCGATGTCGGGCTGATCGAGAATCGGCGCGAGGAGGTTCTGCCCAGGGACCCCCACGTAGCGCCCTTTGGAATCGAATACCGTGACTGCCATTGATGGGATCCCTTCGTGACCTACCTGTACGCCGGCATCGGATGCAGCGGTTCGTTGATGTGGAGCGGATTGTGCGGGCCTGCCGGCCCGGTGGGTCTGCGGTAGCGCGAACGCACCAGGGCGCCGGCCGCCGATCCCGGCATCCTGGCGGCCGTGGGCATCGGCGCCGGCGGCTGCGCGCCCTTGGTTACGATGCCGCCGGCGGCCATGGGCTCGGCGCGGACTCCTCCATCGCACATGGGTTCGGCGTTGGCGCCGTTTCCGCCGGCCGGGCGGTAGCGCGCCGGCACCATGCGCAGTGTGCTGGGCGGGACCTTGGTGTTCTTGGTGCGGTTCAGCGGCACCACCAGATCGTTCTTTTCCATCAGGGCGTGGGTGGGCTTGGTAACGAGCGTGCCTTTGCTATGCCCCTCCTTGCCGAGGTTGGTGATCCACTCGGGGCCCCGCTCGCCCACGATGGCGGGCTTCACGCCGGGCGCGCCGCCGTCCGCCAGGCCCGTGACGGCGCCGGCGATCTGGCCAATGTTGGAGCCGATCTGGGACCAGCTATTCGGGTTCTGCTGCTGCTGTGACTGCGGCTGCCCATTACTGCCGATGCTCTTCGGGTTCTGCTGCTGTTGAAGCTGCCGCTGTTGCCTGTAGCGTTGAATCTTCTGCCAGGTGCTCAACGAGGGGTCTGCGGGCGCGGCGGTCTGCGGCGGAGCTGGTGTGCCGATCTGGGCCGGCAGGTCGGGAGGCGTCGGCATATCTCCGGCGGACGTGTCGAGGTCGCCGTCGTCCAGGAATGCGGCTGCGGCGCCGGTAGCCGCGCCGACGACCTGCTGGGCCGTGCTGGGCTGTGCGTTGGCGGTGGTCGCGCCGCTGGTCGCGGCGTTGGCCGCGCCCAGCGTGCCGGTGGCCGCCGAGGTGGTGTCACCGTACGCCGAGATTTTCTGCCCCGAGGCAGTGAGCGCGCTGCTCTGGTCTTCGGCTTGCTGCCCGGTGAGGTAGCCGCGATACGCGGTATTGCCGGCGATGCGCTGGTTGGCTACCGTCTGCGCTCCCGTCGCCGTGGCCTGGCCGGTGGCCATCCCCTGGTTGTACTGCGTGTTCTGAATGTCCGCCGTCGAGGCTTGGCGATTGGTGGCCAGGGTGTCGGCGCGATTCGAGGCGGCCGTGTCGGCGGCCGTGGCGAGACCTTGGCCGGTGGCCTGGTTCTGCTGCTCGGCCGCTAAGGTCTCCTGGCCGGTGGTGTTGGCGGTGTTGATGGCGGCCTGGCCGCCGGTGGCCGCGGCGTTGGCGGTCGCCTGGCCGCCGGTGGCGGCGGCGTTCGCCTGCGCCTGCTCCTGGGCTTGCGCGTTCGAGAGGTTCTGGGCGCCGTACGTATCGATGGCCTGCATCTGGGTGTTGCCGAGCGTGGTGGCGTTCTGCTGCTCCATGCCGGCAATGTCCTGCGCGCTGCCGAGCCGCGTAGCCTCCTCGGTTTGCAGGCGGCTGGCGGCGGCGTTGGAGGCATCGATGCGCGCCTGGGTCATGGCATCGCCGGCGGAGGCGGCCGAGTCGCGGTTGAGCTGCTCGTTCATGGCCGCGATCGCCATGGGGCTGGTGTTGCCCTGCGCCGCCGCCTGGCGCGCGATGTCGGACTGCTGCGAGCGGTACTGGTTGCCCGCCGTTACGCCCGCCGCGGTAACCATGTCCTGTTGCTGCTGGGGCGTCATTTCCTCGTTGGCCGCGTAGTTCGCCGAGAGGCCCAGTTGCGAGGGATCTACCGAGGCATTCAGCCCCGCGGCCTCATTGCCATAGGCCGTAATCATCGATTGACCCTCGGTGCCGAGCGCGTTGTTGGCGTTCTCCGCTCCCGCGTTGGTCGCGTTGTTCAGCCCCAACTGCTCATTGCCGGCGGCGGCGTTCATCTGCTGCTGCAACACATCGGTGGCCTGCTGCTGGTTCTGGGTCGAACCCTGCACGTCCGCGGTGGTCTGGGACGGGTCGTAATACTGCATGGCCGCGTTGGGATCGCCCATGATCTGGCCTTGCTCGGCGCTGGTCAATTGCCGGTTTTGCAGGTCTCCGGAGCCGGTCGCGTACTGCGAATAGTCGGGCGCGATCTGCGCGGCTTCCTGGGCCGTGTAGCCGGGCGTCTGCTGGAGCTGCGCCGCGGCGGCGTCCGCCTGGCTCTGATAGCCCTGGGCCTGGTTGCTGTAAATGTCCGAGGTCGCACCCGCCTGGTCCTGGAGCGTAGAGCCTTGGTCGATGAGCTGCTGGTTCTCCGTCAGCGCGGTGTTGCGGTTTTGCAGAGAGATGTCTTTGAGGCTGGCCATGATGGACTCCTGAGCGTAAAAAGATTAAGAAATTGCGGAGGCTATTCGGTTGCGGGGATTATGGTGCCCGCAGATTCGGACTGAGCACGGCGGCGTCTCGCCTCGGACATTTTGCGGCGAGACTCCTCCGTGTGATGCCACCCGCCGGAGGATGCTCGAATCTTCGCCTTGTGACCTTCGGAAAGAGTGCGGCCTTTTTGCCTTGCTGAGATTTCAGCCTTGACTTCATCCGAGTGTCGGTAGCCGAGAGCGTTCTGATTGCCTTTCATTTTTGCGATCGACTCCGGAGAGTGCTTTTTACCTTCGTGGGATTTGGATAATCTGAGGCGCCACTCCTCCGAACGGACAACCCCTTTGATTCCTGGGCGCCCCTTGAGCTTTTCCGCAATTCTATCCCTGCACTCCTGAGAAACAACATGGCCCCTGGCCCTTTGGGTACCGGTCTGCCTCTCGGATATTTTCTTTCTGGTATCGCTGGAAACGGCGTGCCCCTTTAGCGAAGCGGATAACCGCCGGCATGTTTCTTCGGACACGGGGAAGCGTTTGGGTTTACCGCGCCGGGCATCAGCAAGCCTCTTAACAAGTTCCGGTGCGAGCTTAAATCCGCTGGTTCCCTCGCCACCGTCCGTAAGATTTGCGAGGAGGCCGCCGTTGCGGCGCTTGCCGAACAGCTCAATTAGAAATCGCTCCCAAAGGAGCGCCTCTTGTTCGTCGTTTCCGCACCACTCATATGTGATGAGGGGTTCCATCCCGGCCCGCCGTATTTCCTTTACGAGTGCCTCTTTATACTTGTTTTTGCCGTCGCCTCCCGATGGGCATAAGTGGCTCCTGGCGCGGAAACCCTGGCCCTTCCCAACATAGAAAGGCGGGGTCCCATCTTTTAGGGGGTTCCAGTAAACGTACACATAGAACCGGGCGGAGCCGTTTTTGGAGAAGCTGGCAGGCTGACTCATTGGGCGTTTCCGGCCTATGCAAAGAATGCGCGTGAACGGCAGCATCCACAAGGTTCAAAAACACTCTGAATCGGCTAGTACGTCAACGCTTTCTTAGCCACTCCAAGTCGGACACCGCATCGCTCCCGAGTGCCGGCCAACCTTCGCCCCATAGGCCGGCCAACATTTCGAAATATGTCTGATACATGAGCTTCACGCGGTCCATGGAGTAGTTGGCTATGGCGATTTCCCTGATGGTCGCAGGGTCCAGGCTCTGGCATTCCTTCGCCGCCTTAACAAATTGGCCAAGGGTGTGGCAGCGATAGCCAGTGAGCCCCGGCTTCACGGTTTCACTGAACACGGCGTGATCGGTGGTGATAACGGGCGTGCCGCACATTTGCGCCTCGACGACATTACCGCCGAACGGCTCCAAAAACAGAGTGGGCTGGATCAACGCGCGCGCGTGGCCCATCAGCTCGGCGCGCCTGGCTGCATCGGCATAGCCGACGTACTCCACGTCGCCGATTGGCAGCCGCTGCCCCTCCTCGGTGACGAGCGCATCGCGGTCAACCGTTCCGCCCTGGCCGGCGACGATGAGCTTCAGGCCCGCGGCTTTGGCCGTCTCGATGGCCATGGCGATGCCCTTGCGCTGGATGACGCGCGCCAGGAACAGGAGGTAATCGCCTTTCTCCGCGCAGAACGGGAAATCCGCGGGGTCGAAATAGTTGGGGATCACGGCATCGTACAGGGGGCCGTCCGGATCCTTCGATCGCGTGCCGTAAACGCACGCCTGGTGCGTGTAGCTCTCGAAAACGCGGTGCCGCGCGAAGATGCCGTAATAGCCCACGAACGGCTCGACGATAATCGAATTTGCCTCGCCCACCAGGTCGGCGATGGGCTTCTGGCACGCGCCGCCGACCAGGCAGACGAAATCCCCGCGCTGCTCGCGGGCCTTGATTTCAGCCGCCGCGCGCATGTTCGCGATCTGCCAGTACGGCTCGGCAGGGTCCCACTTCAGCCGGAAAGTGCTCTTGTGCCAGTCGTAGCCGCCGAAAAAGCGCTCCTGCTCGGCCGTTGAAATAACGGGCACCAACTCATCGCAGCAGGATTGGTCCGAGCCTTCGGCCGCATAGAGAATGACGTGGTGCCCTAGCGATTTCATCATCAGGCCGAACTTGCGGCATTTTTCGCTGTAGGCGCAGGCGCAGTATTCCTTACTGACCTCGGTGTGCGGAAGGCCCACAACGTGGAAGCGCATCTATCGGGGCCCCTCTGCGGCGCCCTTCGGCGCCAGCGCATCTTGCTTCGTGGGCAGCGCGGCGCCCACGAGCCTGGCGAAGTCCTGAGTGAGACCGCCGTTGACAAATCCGTGCGCGGCGCGCATCGCGTTCAAAATGCCGTCGAATTCCCGCTGGAGATGCGAAAGCTCGTTCTGCGCCAGGGCGAGTTGCGCCTGCGCGTCGAAGGCGCGCGCTTTGATCTGCACGCCGAGAGTGTTCAGGCGCTGGCATTGCTCCCGCTCGGCGGTGGTTAGTTCGTAAGACTTTTCGGGCGTCATGCTCACCATCCTAGATCCTTCGCGGGCGTGGCGCCATAGGAGTGGCCGCTCTGGAAGTAGTTGGCGCCCACGCGGATCATGTTCGTAGTGGAGCTGGTCACCAATGAGTACGTGGTCGAGCCGGTATCGTAGTTTCCATCGATGAGAGGAGCCTGGCAGCCGGAGCCGGCATTCACGTAGATGCCGTTCGTGTTGGAGGTGAACATGTTCGCCTCCACATTTACAGGCACGTTCCCGCTGTTGCTGAGGTAGAGGCCGTACGCGCCGCTGGCCGTGGCATTTATGAACTCGTTCCCCACGACATTGAAGCGCCCGAGGGTTGTGGCATCTATCCGCAGCCCCGCCGAAGCTGTGCTGGAAGGGGAAAACCAGGAATCGTAAATGGCGATGTCCGTCGCCGTTCCACTGCCGGTGATGTAGAAATTTGGTCCCGTTCCCGAGGTCGCGTCTACGGTTAATCCTCGGATGAAATGGTTGTGGAGGCCGTATGAATTCGCGGTCATCAGTACGTTGTTGGACGTGGCGCCGGACGCTCCTGAATCGAGCAAATAAACCGCATCGCAATCAGTGATGGTTATGGCGTGCAGCAAGCTCGTGGTGTCGCTGTTGATAAAATCGCTCGCATAAATCTGGCAGTCGATTAAATATCCTTCAGAGCCTTGGTTGGTCGAGCCGCTGGAAACGGTCTGCCCCCAGGCAATACCGACCCCGCCATTCACGAAATCGCTCATCATACAACTCTGCACCCAGACGAATTGAAACTGGGTGATCCAGAGGCCGTTCATCTGCCGGGTGACATCGAGGTTGAAAATGTGGGCCTTATTGAGCAGCTTCGGTGAGCCGTAGGCAGCCGTCCCATGGAGCACCCACCCACCCGTGCGCGTCGAAGCAGACGGGGAGGTGACGGAGAAATTCCCAATCCAGACGTTGTTGACCTGGGCCGATCCCCAGGTGAGGAAGTCGGCCGTGGCGTTCGTGAGCGAGATTATAGATGCTGCTGGGCTGGAACCGAGGATGGCGATATTCGAGACCAGTGTCACCGTGCCGCTCACGGAGGTCGTGCCTTGTGGAATCAGGTAGGTATGGTAGGCTCCGTTTGCAGTGATCGCTTCTTGGAGTCCCCCTGTAGTGCTGCCATTGGCGTAGGCTGCAATGTCTACAGCAGGCCATTGGGTCCAGGCGGGGGACGACCCGAGGGTCAAGGTCCCGGCAGTACTCAAATTGCCGTAGAACGTTCCGGCTCCCACATAAATTCCGGCATATGATCCTGCCTGCTCATCCCAGAAGTAGAGCTTGTTGGCGACGGTGGTTCCTGATCCTCCGCGAGCGATGTAGTAGGCGTGCCCCAGGTCATCGATCAAGCGAAACTGGGCATAACCAGAGGAGGCATTCGTAATGGACTGTATTTGTGTGGCAATAGCCGTTACTGAGAGAATCCCTGACACGGCCATACTCTCACTGGTGCTTACCGTCGTCCCGTTGTCCTGGATCGAGCTATTCCCAATTGCACTCCCCGACGTGAATTTGGGGATGTAGTTGGTGGTGCCGGAAACGCCGGGCCCCGTGCTGCCCGTCGCACCGGGGCTACCCGTGTTTCCTTGCACACCTTGGGAGCCCCCGCTGCCTTGTGCACCGCTCGCGCCAACGCTCCCCGTGCTGCCCGTGGCGCCAACGCCCGTGCTTCCCGTGCTGCCCTGGCTGCCGGTTGCGCCCGTGGCGCCGACCCCTGTGCTGCCCGTGGCACCGACGCTGCCGGGGCTACCCGTCGCGCCGGGGCTGCCCGTGTTTCCTTGCGATCCCTGCTGGGCGATTAGTTGCCACCAGGTGGGGTTTATGTCGGGCTGGTGCGCGGTGTTGCTGTTCTGCAAACTCACGTACGAGGCCGAGCTGAAGACCACGCCATTGTTCAGAACGTAGGTGATCACGGACGAGTAGGTCCCGGTCCATGTCACCGAGATACCGGCCGTGCCCGTGGCTCCGGGGCTGCCCGTGCTGCCCGTGGCGCCGACGAGGCCGCTGCCCGTGGCGCCCGTGGCACCGGGATTTCCGGCGGATCCCTGGCCACCGGCCGTTCCGGGATCACCTTGGGGCCCCGTGCTCCCGGTCGCACCAGCGCCTCCGGGATTTCCTTGGACGCCGCCGATTCCTTGCGGGCCCTGTGCGCCGACGCCCGTGGCGCCGGGGCTGCCCGTGCTGCCCGTGGCGCCGACCCCCGTGGCTCCGGGGTCGCCCTGGCTGCCCGTGGCGCCAGGGCTGCCCGTGGCGCCGACCCCCGTGGCTCCGGGGCTGCCCTGGCTGCCGGTGGCGCCCGTGGCGCCGACCCCCGTGCTGCCCGTGGCGCCGACGCTGCCCTGTGGCCCCGTGCTGCCCGAGGCGCCGACGCCCGTGGCGCCTTGTGCTCCCTGCTGCGCGATGAGTTGCCACCAGAGCGGGCTGATGTCGGGCTGGTGGCCGACATTGGTAGCTCCCAGGCTGACGTACGAAGACGAGCCATACGACACGCCGGCGGATAGAGCGTAGATCGTGGTGGCGGCATACGTCCCGGTCCAATTAACCGAGGTGCCCGCCGGGCCAGATGCACCCGTCGCGCCGGGGTTGCCGCCGGGACCCGTGGCGCCCGGTGTGGCGACTTGTATGAAGACGGTTTCAGCCATGGAAGTGCTCCAGGAGGTCGAATCGGAAAGGGTTAAATCAGGCCCACGTAAGCGCCGCCCCGAAAGCTGAGGCGCATTGCAGATCCGTTGATGGTGCAGTAGTTGCCGAGCGAATCCCGAATAGTGAGGTCGTCTGAGTGGCCGAAATACTGCACGCCGCTCACGTACGGGTTGAAACCCGCGGCGGCCACCCCATAGAGTGGGCAGTTCACGCCGGATCCCGCGAAGGCGCCCCCCGTGTAGCCGCCGGCCTGCATAGTTCCGAGAGTCGAGACGCCACCGCCTGAGATGTTGCCGGTGACCGCGAGGCTCGCGCCGGAGAGGCTGCCCGAGGTGGAAATGCCTGTGGTCTTGACGCTGGAGGACCCGAAGCCGTCGCTCATCTGAAGGCTGGCGAAATTGAGGGTCGAGAGGGTCAGGTTGCCGCCCGCCCCGTACATATAGACCTGATCTATCCCGAGGTTCGTCCCGTTCCCGGCCCCATCCGACATCTGAATGGGATTGCCATTCAGAGGGTCGATCTGCACGCGCCAAGACCCAGCGCTAATGTACAGCGATCCGCCCGTGATGATGGGCGACGACAAACTGATTCCCACCGCGATCGTGCCGGCCTTTAGCTGGCTGCAATTGATCTGGCCGGAGTAAATCACGCCCGCGCCAAGCACCCCGGTGTTGACCTGCGAGGCATTGATCGTACCCGCGTAAATGACGCCCGCGCCCAGCGTCCCAGTGAGGACTTGGTTCGCCGCGACTGTGCCGGCGTAGACGACGCCCGCGGCTAGCACGCCGGCGGTGACCTTGGCCGCGCCCACGCCGGCGATCATGGCGTCCACCACCCCGCCGAGCGGAACGTAGACCCCCTGCGGTCCTACCGCCAGGCCGCTGGCGGCACTCACGACCACCTGGCCGCCCGAAATCCCAATGCCGTTCCCGGCCGCGACCGTCACATTGCCGTTGCCGTCGACGGCCACGCCCGAGGCGGTCTTGACCATCACGTTCCCCTGGTTGTCGAACGTGATCCCCACGCCGCCGGCGACTTGCAGCCCGTTATCGGTTACGGTGATGCCGGGGCCGAGGGTGGTGGGATTGGCCTGGGAGAGGTCGAGGGCGTTGGCTGGAGCGATCGGGTTCAGGTCGAAATGATCCGCGCCGCTGGGCCAGCAGGCGGATTGCAGCGTGACGGACCCCACGCTGCCCAAGGCCTGCTGGGCGCTCAGTGAGACGCACCAGATCCAGAAGCGGAAGGTGATATCGAGGTTGGTGCTGCCGTCCGGATTGTTCGCCGGAGGCACCTTCCACCCCGAAATGATCGGGTTGGCCTTCCACTGCACCAGCGAGGCTTGGCCGCTCGCCGTGGAATTGGCCGCTCCCGAGTCGGCGATCTTCTGGCCGTAATAGACTCCGGGGGCCTCGTCTCTTCCATCCACGTCGGCGGCCGGCACCCAGGCGCCGCTGGTGGCGTCCACGTGCCCCTTTTGCATGGTGACGAAGCTGAGCCAGTAGTTCCGGTCATTGGCCGGCTGAAGCCAGTCCAGCTCGTAGGGACTCCAGAAATAGATTCCGGGGTTCGCCAGGACATACTGGAGCACGTCGCCGCCGCTGGGGTTCGCGATGAACTGCGCGCCGGTAACGTCGGTCGCGGGGCAGGGGCCGTACGCCGTGGTGCTGGAGGATGCCGCCGCGGCGGAGGCTTGCGAGGCGGCCAGCAGGGGCGCCATGTTCCCCTGGAGGGTGTCCACCGAAGTCTGGAGCGTCTCGATACCTTCCGCGGCCACGTTGGCGGTGGGGTTACGCAGCGCTCGCAGCGCGTTTGCGTGCAGCCGCGCGCTGGTGGGGAGATTGGCCACGGGATTAAGGCTTGCGGTAGCGTCCTACTTGCGGGAACTTCTTTGCGACCGCCGCTACGATCTGCTTTTGCTCGCCGGGCGAAGCGTGGCCGCGCATCCGGAGGGCTTGCTCGGCGTGGCTCGTGTCGGGAATGGGATAGCCACGCTTGCCGGGCAGCGCGAATTGCGAAGCGGGGAGGGCGTTTCTTTCGGCGGAGTTCAGTTTAGCCATGGAATTACCTTTGTGGAGCGGCCTTGGTGTAGTACTGTTTGAGCCGGCTCAACAGGAAGTAGTGATCGGCGGCGCCATCGGTGGAGAGTTGCAGTGTGGCGTATTCGGACTGGAGAAAGTATTTCCAGAGCAACTCGAGCCCCGGAGCCGGCGCCAACGTCAACGGGCTGGCGGCCGGCACTACCGAGCGCACGTGATCCACGCCCCAGACTTTCAGCGCCAGGGGTCCCGCTCCCTTGATGCGCGCGTGATTGCCGTGGAAGAATTGCACCTGGCCGCGCGTGGCGTCGATGCCGGGCAGTGGCGCGGACTCGTAGGTGGAGGCGATTCCCGCGGCGCCGTCGCGATACGGGTGCGTCTCGCTGCCGTCGTTCTGGCGCATCACCGGGTTCGAGGTTTGGGGCGCAGTCCAGACTTCCATCTTTTTGCTGGTGGGGTTCTGCACCATGGCGATTGCGCTCATGGCGTAGCTCGCCAGACTATTGAGCGAATACTTCACCGTGGTCGGGTCGGCGCCATCGTAATCGGTGTAATCCCAAGCCAGGCGGTGAGTCGGCGCCGTGGCGCCGTCGAGCGGCGCCAGGACCTCGACGCGCTTGTTGTTTTTGTCATCTACCACGGACACTGCCGTGGCCGCGGCCCAGTTGATGCGCCTCCAATCGGGGTCCTGGTAATAGGACACCGGCAGCGACGGGTACACGCCGCCCTGGAAACAATACAGGCCGCTTTCGTCCGCCACCCAGAGAAAGCCTTGCGCGGCGCTGAGGCAGACGCCCGTGGGTGACAGAGTTCCGATCGAGCCGTCCACGAGCTGCGCCTCGGCCCATTCCGCCGGCACCTGGCCGTTGTCTGTGACGGCGTAGGACCAGTGCGGCCCGAAGAGATAACCCACGCCGCGCAGCGCGGCCCCGGCGACCATGGGCAGGTTGCCGGGCAGGTAGACCCCGCTGGTGGCGGCGTCGAGCGACTGGAAATCGCTGGGGTCCGAGAAATAGCAGACCGGGTATCCGGCGCCATCGCGCGTGATGTAGCCCATCCGTCCGCTGTAGGGGAAGATCACCGAGGGGAAGAACGGCGGGGTGCCGTTGATGTCGCAGGTCAAGCGGTTGGCGAAGCTCGCGGCATCCGTGCAGTTGGCCAGGTCCTCATCCGCGATCGAGATGTCGGGGAAATTGAAGGGCCAGCCGTTGACGCCGCCAGGAACCTGCATCACCGCGCCTGGCACCACGAAGTACCTATCCAGGTTATCCGCCGTTGTCATGATGATCTGGAGCTGCGAGGCCCACGTGGGCAGGTTCGCCGTCATGCTCAGGCGCAGCGTCTTACCGCCCGAGGCGTTGAAGCTGTAGGGCGCGAACGCCCCCGAAGAGACGGGGCACCAGGTGGTGGTGAAGCCGTTGCGCGTCTGGAGCAGATACCCGAAGCGGTGGATGCCGGCGGTCACTACGCCGGCCGCCGGCTCGCTCGCGCCGCTGAAGGTCGAGGCCATGGGCCCGGCGAAGAGCGGATCCGCGCCCACGCCCCAGGCGTACACGTTTCCGCCGGCCATGCCCACGCCGTGGGAGTCGTAGTACGCTACATACAATCGCGACCCGGCTCCCGCAAACCAGGCCGCGTATGCCGTCGTTTGGGGGATCAGCGTCGTGGCTCCCCAGGCGAGCTGGTCGAGGTCCATCTGGCGCACCCCCACTCCGGCGGCATACCACACCAGCCAATTGTGGTTAGCCCCCAGATAGAGCAGCAGCCAGTTATACATCGAGGTCCAGGCCGCGTCCCAGGGAGACACCGTGAACATCGCCGAATGGCCGTAGCGTGTCGCGACCTGGCCGCGCGTGTACGAGACATTTTGCGCGAGCAGGGCTTTATTGACCGGGACGTTCTCGGCGTCGAGGCGGGAGCAGGCGCCCTCGAAGGCGGCCAGCTCGCGCACCAGCATGTCGGGGTTCATTGACGAATCAACTCAGAAACCGGAAGATGACGTTGTGAGCAAGTGCTTCGAATACATCGGGATCTCCATTGACCCTGGAGACCTGCGCGACCTGAACGCGCTCGGTTCCCTTGGGTGGCATGCCGTTGGGATCATCCCGCAGGGTCTCTACGGCGGCCATGTCCTGCTGGAGCGAGAAATAGAGAACCCGCAAGCGATCGAGCGCACACGGCGGTATTACGAACAGCCCGAGCAGGCTCTTAAGCGCCCGGTGCCGCCTCCGGTGCCTCCCTGCTTTACAGGCGATAAAAGCGAACCCCATCGATCGTAGCGGTGAGCTTGTCGGGGTTCGCTTTGGCCCACAGGGGCCGTTTGTCCACCGGCTCGATCGGCTCGTTCTCGTAGTTTGTGGCGCCGTCGCTGAGATCCGCGGATCGTGGATCCGCCACCACGCCGCGGCACTTCAGCCAGGCCTGCCAATCCGGCCCCCCGTCGTCTACGGGAAACTTCACCACGTTGGGATCGGACTGGAGGAAGCTGCTGAACTGGGCGTGCTGGAGAATAATTTGCGGGATGGTGCGCGGCCAGCGGTGCTGCGGATCGCATAGCCGGTTTAGGATCACATGCCAGATGCCGGCGAGCGCCGCGGGAGAGCAGTTACGCGCCTCGCGCCACAGGCACAGGGCTGCGAGGAACTGATCGTAGGTCATGAGGGTTTATTCGACGGGGCGGGCAACGTATTACCTACTGTCCATCGCAATGCCAGTTGTAAAGCATGAACTGGTTATCGGGCGGCTTGGTGGACCCTGCATAGAAGCTGGCGTAGGTCCCGGAGCTGTTTTGGTAGTTAGGGTATACCTGAGAAGTCCCGCTGAGTGCCGCCGATTGTGCCCCGGATGGCGAAAGAGTGCAAATGGGGGTCCCTGCCCGAGGAGTGCCAAACGTAACCCGAAAGAACTCTTGGCTCGCGGTCCCAGCGGAACATGAACTGCACGTAGTATTGATCTGCACCTCACCGGAAAAGTCGCACGGTCCACCAGTCGGGCTTGGCCCATGCACAGCCGAGATCGTTGTCGTGCTGTTAGCGGCCGCCCCCAGCGTGATCGTCGGGGCCGGGCTATTCGCAGAGCATCCGAACCCGTTACTGATTGTCGCGTTGTATGCGGGGGAATTTGTAGACGCAGGATACCAAGAAGTCGGGAACAACCGCTTTAGGAGATAATCCGCGATATCCCAATGTCCGTAAATGTTGGGGTGAAGGCCGTCGAATAAAATCCCTGCCGCGGTAGCAGTGGCGTAGGTTCCCCAGCGATCTCCGATATTCAGATAGGCCGCACCGAACTTCGCGGCTTCCGCCTTCGTGACGGCGTAATAAACCGAGCGGGCCTCGCCCGCAAATCCGGTTGCGCCACTGGTGTTCTGCATGTCCACCACAAGCACCGCGGCGGTCGGGAAAGTTGCGGCTAGAAATGTTAGGCAAGCGTCGAGATTCGTTTGCCACGTGGCCGACGAGCCGCCGCCGTAGTCGTTCGTCCCTAGAGCTTCAATGATGAGGCTCGGCGCGGGCATTACCGTCATCCAGCCTGAGTTTTGCGAGGCGCTAGGGTTGGTGCACCAATGGGATGCGGACGATCCGCTGACGCTCGCGTTGTTCCACTGCACGCCACCTGTCCCTGATACGTTCAGCGCCACGGCATACAAGTACATATTGCCGGAAGATGGAGCGGTGAAAACGACCGAATGCTTGCCGAGCGTGGCAGTCACGTTCTGCCGAACCCAGGCGGGAGAACTCGTCGTACTGGCACCGTAGGTAGTAGTCGCACCGCCATCGATGGCTACCGTAAATCCGCTGCCAGAGTCGGTATTCGTGAGGTAATAAATGTCAATGCTGTCAAAATACGCTGACGTCAGAGTGGCGGTGGCCGATGAGCCGGCACTCCACACTTTAGCCGGAGCGATAGTCAAGCCCCATGAAGGGAGCGCCGTCCATGTCCCCGTTTTTGCCCATGTACACGATCCCCAGGTACACGCTTGCGCGGTTGCGGGGAAGTACTGTAAGCCTTCTCCTTTCGGCGGATACATAGAGGCCGTGCGATTCTTTAAGAGAGCAAAATAAGCATTGACGGTGGGGCTAGTTACGTTTAGCCCTTGGGTTATGCTATCTCCAATTGCCAGCACTTTGGGTGAGACGCTGTTGGCCTTCGCCAGAGCAGCATACCACTGAAAGAGCGAGTAATCAGGAGTTTCCTCGTTGTTGAGAATTCTTACGCGGCTTACGCCATTCGCCCAAGCCGCATTACTGCCGTCCGTCGTCAGGAGATTGCCTGACTGATTTGTCTGCGACGGGAGGGTTCCGGTAGGCCCTGCCACCCAGGAAGGCGCTGTCCCGTTCGTTCCGAGAATCTTTCCGTTGTTGCCGGTCTGGTCAGGGAACGAAGACCCGCCCATTGGACCCCACACAGATCCATCGCTATAACAGGCATGGACTGAGGTACCATTTCCAAGCGTGCAGTCCGAAGCGCTTGCCGCATCCGTAACCATAGTCATACAGCGAGCACATACTGCCGCCGCTGGAAGCTGATTCGCGCCCGCCCCGATGGTCTTGGGGCCAAGCACCGTAGCGCCTACCGCCACGGTACGCTTGAACGTCAACGTTTTTCCGTCGTCCGTCGATTGCGGCCCGATCACGGGCGTCTGGGCAAGCGCAGCCGCGGCTGCGAGGAGCAGAATGCAGTAGCGCATCAGAACACCCCCAGGTAGTTCACCGCGACGGATGCGCCGGCCGAAAGCGCCGTGAGGTTGATGCGGACGAACATCACGGGCTTATCCACAACGTGGAACATGATGTTTCCGCCGGAGGCGTCCTGCGAGCCGGAAAGGTTGAACCAGTTGGTATTGTCGAGCGAGCCTTCCAGTTGCAGCGCGCAGCTCGCGGGCGCGCCGGTCGGGACCGCCGCCACGGTATGCTTGTGCGCCAGGCTGGAGAGCAGGACCGCGGGCGTTGCCGCGACGGAGCTAAGGCTCCCGAAATTCTTGTTCTGATAGTTCTGCATGGAAAAAACTCCTGGTGAGGAAGGCCGGCTCATGGCGAACCGGCCGGGGATGGGGCTACTGAGGCTCGGCCGGCGGCGGTTCGGGATCCGGAGCGGCCAGGCGCTGTTTCCAGGCCTCGCACTCCGCGATCGCACCGCCCACCGCGTTGAGCCGCGCCAGGAGGTTTTCTTCGTCCTGGCGCAGTTCCCGCAAGCGCTCGTTGAGCTTTTCTGGCGTGATGGTCACTGCTGGTTGCTCACCATTATCCAGTACGGCGTGCCGCCGACCAGGATGCGGATGGTGTGGCTCACCGCCGCCGAGGTTTTGGCCTGTACCACCTTGCCCGAGCCGACGGTGAAGCCCTGGAGGGACAACAGGGCGGCCTTGGTGTCAACCTTGGCCAGGCCGGTGCCGTCGCCAGCGTTCGAGAAGCGATGGAAGGCGAACTCAGTCACCGCGGAAGGGTCCGCGCTCGACCCGTCGCACGATACTTCGCTCTCGGTGGCGCAATAGGTCCCGTTGGCCGGCAATGCGGCGTTGGGCACTTGCAGGGTGTGGCGGGAGGCCGCGCCCAGCCCGGCAATCGAGCCGCCGTTGGCGAAGTTCAGGCTGATCTGCGCGCCATGTGCCGCGGTGGCGACCGAGACGGTATCGACCGTCGTATAGGCCCGCAGACATTCTCCGTCTCCGCCCTGGCCGTTCAGATAGTGGCGCAGGTAGGTGTTGCGGGAGGTCCCCGAGGTGGCCGTGGAGCGAGTCCAGTAGCCCATGAAATTCTGGTTGGGCTGGGACGTGGTGATGTTGTTGGCGTTGATTCCGCCGCCGTGGATGACCGCAACGGGGTCCAGGCTGCCGAAGATGACGGAGCGCTGATAAAGGCGCGCTACGCCGGGAGTCATAGAGACGGACATTGGTTTGTTTTTCCTTTTTGCCCAAGCCTGCGGGGTCTATCCGCCGGCTGAATGCTACGTTTCGAACTCAGGTCCAGATCGCGTCGAACTGCGTTCTCTTCTTGCGGAACGGCCGCCGGCGCCGTTGCGTGCGCTGCATCGTCTTGACCTGGATGTTCATGAAGTCGCGCAGGTAGCCTCCGGAGCCAACCTTCTCGCTGGACCCCAGCGCGCGGCGCTCCAGCCCCGCGGCCATCGTCGTCCAGCCCTTGGACCCGGCGGCGATCGCGGCGGTGTAGGCCGCCAGGAAGTTCAGGCAGTTATCCAGGCCGATGGATTGGGTCGTGATGGTGGGGGCCACTCCGGAAGCCACGTACGTCACGCGGATCTGCACCGGCTGGGAACAGCCGCGGAATTTGAAGTAGCCCTCTTCCCAGGCGTAATCGCAGAGCGAGTCCGAGATGTCGCGATCGGTGAGCGAGTCGAGCGGGTTGCAGGGCGTAAACTTATCGTTCGAGGTGCTCGCTACGCCGCCGGTTCCCGCCACGCCGTCAGACACCGATCCGTTGAGCGTGAAGTTGAGCGGGTCTACCACGGTGACGAACCAGCGGCCCCAGGGAGCTTGCGTGCCGGCCACTTCCGCCACAATCACCTCGGTCGCGTTCGAAGCGTAGCCGTGCGGGGCCGCGGTGGTCACCTGGATGGGCGATGTGATCCCGGTCGCGGCGATGGCTACCGCCGCAACGCTTTTCCGCTCGTCCAGGAATTCCGGCTCGGCCAGGTCCTGGATGCCCACCGAGGAGGGGATGAAGATCGAGGTCTCCGCCGGCAGGATGTGATAGAACTCGCGCCGGATGCGCGGCGAGCCGATGCACCCCAGCGAATCGTACATCTTGCGGTAGGCCGTGGCGAAGTGGGGTTGCAGCACCGCGTTGGTGAAGATTTCGCCGGCCGACACCAAGCCGTTATCGCTCAGCCAGGAGCGCGCGGCGTCGTATACGTTTTGGAGCGTGGCGGTGGCCATAGGTTACTCTGGGGTGATGACTCGGCGTGGATTGTTCGGACTGATCGGGGCAGCGGTCGCGGGGGCCGCTCTCGACCCCGAAAAACTGCTTTGGGTGCGTGGCCGGAAGCTGATTTCGATCCCGGCCCCAGGTCCATTCCGGTTCAACGGCTTACCTGTCTACATCGATGCGGATTGTCCGCGGGGCTCGATCTTTATGCTTTCCCGCGAGTGTCGCGAATATCGCTCGCTCTGGAGGGTGGTCACCGCCTCCGATTTAGAGGCTGGAACCTGCACGGTTACGGAAGTATTCCAGCGGGTTCCGCTCGACAGAACCTTTACGCTGGAATCTAACGCGCCCGCTGCACCCTGGGCTGATTGAGTTCCAGAATTTCCGCCGGCAACGCCCTCAATACCGTGTGGCAGTTGGGGCAGATGAATGCGTCGGTCGAGATCGGCACGGTGCACGCCGGGCAGGGCTGATTGCCCTTCTTGCGCGGATCGCGCGCCCAAGGCTCTTCGAGGCCCAGCCATTCGGCCGCCATGCGGTGATGCCGGTTGATCCCGCGCCACTCTTCGGCCTGGGCCATCCGCATGCCCTCGTGGTACAGCCACTCAAACATGGCCTGTTGGCGCGCGAGCAAGACCTGGAGTTCTGCCTCGGTGGGGGCGTCGCCGGCGATGAGGCCGATCCCCGGCCCGGATCCCGGAGGGCCGCCCATGGGCGTGCGCGCCCAGTGGTCTAAGAGATCCTGAGCCACCTGCTCGGCGAAGATCAGGTTCTCCCTGATTTTGGTACGGTCCATCTCGTCGGTCGTGAACTGCACGGCATCGGCGACTTTGAAGATTTGCGGCGCGGTTCCCTTGGGGCATGCCGGAAGCGTGAATTGGGTCCAGCCGTCAAACGGCCGCTCGATGGGCGGCGGCGCGGCGGGGTACACCGAGACGATGACTTTGTAGCCGCGCTTAATACGGCGCGACATGAGCTGTGAGTTGTCCATATTTCCTTTTGGTTATGCGGCCTTACTGACCGAGGGGAAGCTGATCCCCCCGCTGCGCGTGCCGGGCTTGGCGTGGCCGAACGCCGTGCAGGCGTCCGAGATCATGTCGTCCAGCAGGCTTTCGTCGCGGCGCTCCTTCAGCGCCAGCGCGTCTTCGGATTCCCGCACCCACTCCGCGATGCTCTTCTTGCGCTGCTCCTTCACCTTGTGGATCAGGTCCCAGGTGGCCGCGGGGTCGGGTTCGATGCCGGGTTCCAGGCAGGCGTTGGTCGGGCAGAGGTAGCCGCGCTCGGGATACTTCATGCGGCTGCCGAACTCCTTCAGCCACTGCTCGGGCTTTCCGGGGTCGCACCAGATGGTGGCCACGTACTGGTTATGCAGCTCGGGGCAGAGCTTGCGCACCACGTACACCGGCTCGACCACCGTGAGGGTGCAGGAGGCCGCGTGCACTTGCATGTTCAGGCCGCACGGGCAGCGGTAGTTGTAGGCCGGGCGCCCGGTGGCGGGGTCGAGCTTTTGCATCTGGTGGGTGAGCGAGTCGGCGAATTGCCAGGAGTATAGAGGCTCGCCGAACGGGTTGGTTCCTAGTTCGCTGCCCAGCAGGCGGTTCAGGAAGGCGATTTTGCGGTGGTTGGACATTTAGGTGGTTTTTCGGGATCGCAGACGTGCGCGTGCCATTCGGTGTTCGGATAGATCGGGCCGTCCGGATAGGTGAAGGCGTTGCCGCCGAACTCCCGGCCCATCCTGCAAATCAGAACGCCGCAGTTTTCGCAGGCGTGAGGGCCATAGTAGATGATCCTCGAACTTCGAAACGTCAGGTGATTCATACGTAAAAGAGTAATTATAAGTAAATACAGGGCCTCGGGCGCCCCCGCTCTGGACATACGCCAGCAGCAGGAGCGCCGAAGGCCCTATCCCGTGCGGCGAGGTTAATAGCCGCTGGGAAGTGCAAGCGCGGAGATCACACCACCCGCGCCGGGGTCCACGTTGTAGATGTTGTCGGTGGAGATCAGGTAGAAGCAGAATCCGGCTTTCGGGAAGCCGGTCGAGGAGCTGCGCAGCTCGAACAGCCGGCGCCCTTCCACTTCGTGGAATTTCAGGTCATGCAGCATCGCACGGCCCCAGTTTTTCGGGATGATCCAGTCGATGCGGCTGCGGTCCTGTTTCTTGGACACGTAATGCTTGATGCCGCAGAACTGGAACGTGGTGGACTGCTTGATGTCGGCCGGAACGATGTCGATCATCTTGTCGCTGCCGCCGCGGTGCCACTCCGAGATCGCGATCCCGGTGAAGTAGACCGCCGCGCGCTGCGCCTGGTGGGCGATTCCGACGAGACCCGCGAGGGCGTCTTCGTCGCGCCGCTGGATGATCTGGTCATTCAGCAGCAGGCCGTGAGCCGGAACCAGCGCCACGGTGCCCGCGGCGATGTTGGGCGTCACAACTTCGGGCACGGTCGCCCGGTTGATTCCCAGGGTGTATCCGGATGTGGCGGAATTGTTGAACGTGTAGATGCCGTTCTTCCACGAACCGGCCGATACCGTGGCAGCCATGCCGCGGAAACACAGCTTGTCGGTCGCGGCGGCATTGGTCACCGTCACGGCGCCGGGCCACGAGAGTGTCACTGTTTTGGCAATGAGATCGTAGCTGGAGACGCGCACCGGGCCGCCCGCGTTGTTCTGGACGGACAGATCGCTCTTGAAGATGTCGAGCGGTTGGTTGTAGCGCAAGCGCTGGGGGCCGAAGTTGGCATCGAGCGCGTAAGTCGAGGGCGAAGTGTTGACCGGGCTGCCGGTGCCGATGCCGGAGGCCAGCACGCCGGTGGCGTCCTGGTGGAAGCCGGTATCCTCGTAGTGCTGCATTTCTTTCATCGACTTTTTCAAGTGGTACTTGAAAACGTCCACAACGGCCTGCTCGCTCGAAGCCGTGGACTCCTTGGCGAGAGAGCTGATTTCCACGGCGTACTCGGTCGGGAAATAGCCGATGGTCATGAAATCGACGCGCATGGACGATCCGCCGCCCAGATCGCCTTCGTCGTAGCTGAAGGTTCCGTAGTCGCCGCCGACATAGCGCATCAGCGGAACGCGGAAGGCGCTCACGCCCCCCGAGCCGACGCTGCCGGCGCTCCAGGCGGAAACACGATGAGATTCGGCGGCCCGCTTGATGAGGCCGGCCACCAGAGTCGTGCTGTCGAACCACTCTTGTAATTTGGGACGGACTTTTTCGAATTGTCCGTTTACGACATCTGCGTTAGTTGCACCCATGGGGATGACTCCTGAAGAAGAATGAATTGGGGTGCACGGTTATGCTGCCGGGCTTCAGCCCATGTCGGCATCGATCATTTGATCGAGCGTCATCGCCTGGCGATCGCCGCGAGGCGCGATGCTCTGTCGTACCGGCTGTCCAGGGGCGGCCGTTCCTCTTTTAGCGGAACCGTTCGCCAGCCTTTGGTGTGCCTCTTGATTCTGTGTGACCAGGAGCTTGGTGGCCTGGTTCACGAGTGGGGCGGCCGTGGCGGCAACCGCTTGCTGCGCCTTGGCCAGATACGTTCCTACAAGCGCCTGCCGATCGCCCGGCGACATGGTTTTGCGGGCGGTGCGGTAGTCCAAGTTGTAGTTTTTTACCCAGTCCTCGTTCCCTTCGACCTTATGAACGACTTCGGCCCGGATCTGGTTCCGAAGTGCGTTGAATAGGGCCGGGGCGTCCGCGAAGCGCCCTTTGAGCGGATCCAACATCTTGTCGATGGCGCCCACCAGGCCAGTGCCGATGGCTTGGTTCGTGGCGGTCTGCCAGTTGTTCCAGGCCGCCTCGGCGCGCTGCTGCTCGCCCTGCTGGAGGCGCTGCTCGCGGTTGGCGATATCGCGCTCGCGCGCGGCCAGCGGGTCGGGGCGTTGCAGGGGGTCGGTGCGATAGCGGCCGGTGTTCGACCACTCGAACATGCGGGCTTTGTAGAGGTCGTTGGCGTCCTGAGTCTCGGCGGCCTTGGCGTACAGCGCGTCCGCTCTCCCAGCCATAACCGTCTGGCTCATCTGCTCCCGCACGGCGGCGGGGGCTTTATCGAGGGCGCGCTGCGTCATCACCGCGAAGCCCTCGGGAGATTGCGACTCCCAGTACTTCAGGAACTCATCCACGGCGCCCGGATCCGCCGAAGAGAAATCGGCGTGCATGTGCCGCATATCGCTGGCGCGCTGGTACTGCGCTTGCGCCTCTTCGATGGTGGGGGCGAACTGGCGGACTTCCTGGGCGTACTTATAATCCCGGTAGATGTTATTGAACCGGGGCACGTCGATGCGGATCTGCTTGCCGTCGACGGCCGCGCCTTCCGGCAATTCCGGGGCGCCTGGCACGGGTTGCGCCACGGGCGAGGCCGGCGGCGGGAGTTCGGGCGCGCTCTCGGCAGCCTGGGCCTCGGGTGCGGCCTCGGGAGCTGGGGGTGCGTCTGCGGATCCGCCCGGATCGGACGGAGCGCCGAAGAACTCATCCATAGAGGAATCCATCGACGGACTGGGATCAACTGCTGCTACGTCTGCGGAAGGGGACATTTATACCTCATGCGCCACGCCGGCACTTTTGATAAGGGTTCCTGCCCCATCGGCGTAACGCGGGAATTCTGGCTTTCTGGCTTTCTGGCTTTGGGGAACTTCAGATGAAGCGGGCTACCGGAATTGAACCGGGGACCGCCGACTCATCGTCGGCGGCCGGCACGCGCCTCGCCCGCGCGGGGCTTACTGCAACGGACTCGGCAACGGCTGCGCGCCGCCCCCTGGGAGCGGCAGCGCCGGGGCGGCCGGCCCGGCGGCCTTAAAAGGTCCGCCCGGTGGCGGCGCGGCTGGCGCAGGTACGGGCCCTGCTTGCGCCGCGGGCGGAGGCGGAACGGGCGCCGCCGCCAGGTTGAAGTCGCTGAGAATGGTCTGCTGCTGCTGCGGAATCATATCCGTGAGCTTGGCGTTGATGTTGAGCCGCGGCGCTGGCGGAGGCGGCGGCGGCGGTGGCGGCGGATTCAGCAGCTTCATGTGCGCCGTTCCCCACGCCCGCACGTTGGCATAACCGTCCGGATTCATCTCTCGCGCGCGCCGGCCGGAGGCCGACTGGCACCAGGCCTTGCACACGTCCACGCAGAGTTGGTGATCGTCCTCGAAGCCATCCGCGGGGATGGTGGGCTGGAAGTCGATCGAGCCGTCCGGCATGGGCTTCTGGATCACCTTGGCTTTAACCAGTTGGCCGATGGTGTCGAGCGCCTTGTCTCGATCCGCCAGGCCAGGCGTGTAATAGCCCGTCATGCCCAGCAGGCTTTGATTCTTGGCGACGTTCATCGGGTGGGTGTAGCCGAATGCCTGGAGGATCTGGGGCGGCTTCTCCATCATAAACATGAGCAGGTCGCGCATTTGCCCCCAGGTCATGGGGATGGCCTCTTCAGCTTCGAAGTGCCATCCGTCCTCTTTCAGTTCAGCCACGTTCAACATGAGGCTCTCGTAGCCTTCGGCGCCTTGCTTCACCGAGCGCAGCATGCCGGCGCCGTAGCGCGCGAGTTGCTTTACGCCGTTGGTCTGCACCTGCGCGTGGAACTTGCGCATGAACAGCCACGGCACGCCGAGCTGCTGGAGCGCGGCGTTCTTTTTGATTTCGGCTTCGCGGGCGGTCTGGTCGCCTTCATCGCCGCCGTAGACGGAGGGAACCGTGCCCACCACCTCGCGGGCCTCTTCGACCACGGATTCGAGCCATGGCATCATCTGATTGGAGAACTGCGCGGCTTGCGTCTGGAAGAAATTGGCGCCCAGGGTGTCGCCGATCGCGGGGACCGCCGGCACGATCTCGGCCGGGAGTGCCTGAGTTTGCGTCCACTGCTCGGTATCCACCGCGTCCGGATGCACGAACGTGATGGGCAGGCCGCGCTCCAGGGTCTCGGCCGCGATGTTCAGCATGTCGTTCTTCAAGTCCTGGATCTGCACCATGTCCTGCCCCACCGGATCCGCGAAGATATACTCCGAGGTCTCGGGCTTGCAGGCGGCCCACACGTCCTCCAGGCGCTCGTTTTCGAGGTCGATCACCTGGCCCTGGACCATGGTGATTTTCAAACCATCCGGGAAGAATTGTTGCAGGCCGGTGCGCAATTTACCGTCAGGCACATAGGAGACGATTTGGTCGCTGGTCTGCGAATCCGTAACCGCCTCATACATTTCGGGCTTGAGCCAGATCCGCGTGTAGCGCCAGCGCGAGGTGCGCCGCGGCGTCGGAACGCCCATGGGGGAAGCCGCCGTATCGCGCACCAGGGCGCCCACGCCCGAGCTGGCCTGGTCTTCGCCGCTGTTCTCCAGGCTGCCCTGCGCGCGCAGGTTCGGATAATCCCGTAACAGCCGGCCCTTGTACTCGTCGTATTCGTATTGCAGCCAGGGCGCATCCGCCAGGTCGTGCGCGAAGAACGGCACGGTGACCGTGAAGATGTTGCAGAGATGGAACTCCACCGCACCGTTGGCGTATTCGGAGGCGCCGACCATCTCCGGAACGTCCACTGCATCCGGCTCTTTGAAATCCTCGGGGGCAAGCTGGCGCTGGCACTGCTGGCAAACCGGCGGCGATTGGGTGTTGTCGGGGTCGCCTTCCGGCGCCGGCGCCGTGGCTCCGCATTGGGGGCACTGGTAGGCCGCCTCTCCCATGCCCACCTGGCGGGATTCGAGGCGCGGCTGCGCAGTCTTACCGTACTTGGTGGAGTCCGCTACCCAGGGCGTGTACGCGAAAGTCGTGCCCGACTTCCACAAGTGCATCGCGAGTTCGAGGTTCCGCGAATCCACGTCCCACTTGGCGCGCAGGATCTGAGCCGCGATGTCGGCCATGCGGGCATGCCGCTGGCTCTCTTCGTCCTCCGGATCGTCCGGCACGGCTTTGACGTTGGGCGCGCGCAGCCCGATCGCGCCGATGAACTTGCGCCCGTAGCCGCGGTAGATGTTCTGGACGTAATCGTAAAGGCCGGTCGTCCCGCCGTAGTCCGCTTCGTTCGACGCCAGCGGGGTTCCCACGGAACTAAACGCGGCCAAGCCGCCTTCGAACAGGCTGGGCGAGACGTATTGCAGGGCGCGCCAATAGAGATCGTTCTTGGCGGCCATGCGGTACTGCCAGAGCTTTTCCGGCTCGACGTCCTGCGACACGTCCTCCGTCACGATCTTCTTAGCAGCTTCCTTGAAGATTTCGAGGAGTTGCGGTTTGGAGGGTGGCTGGGGAGCGGGAGAAATGGGAATCACGGTAACCTTGGTGGCAAAATCTGAAATCCGTCGCGGTTAGCTCTGTGGCTGATGCGGCATCACCCGGCCGCATCGGGGTTCGGTTCCGAAAAAGAAGTCCTGCTCGGCAAAGCGGCGCAGCGACGATTGCGGCGTGGCCGGCTCGGGCCAGTGGTCGCGGCGCGGGCCATACAGGGTCTGCTTCACCAGCGCGCGGCGCTTCCGTTAGCAGGCGCGCTGCCTGCATCGAGTGCACTTGCCGCAGATGCACGCCGCCGCCCTCGCCACCGATCAGCCTCCGGCGCGCTCAGGCGGGGCGGCTGCCGCTGGCGGGTCGCTCTTCCCACGCATCAGATCGGCGTAGGCTTCGTTGAATTGCCGCTCGGCCATCTGCACCGCCACCCGCCCCTGCACGCGCTGCTTGGCGACAGGCTTAGGGACATTGGCCCTCTCCGGCAGTGCCGGCGCGTGGCTGAAGATGCTTTTCCCAAAGGTCCTCTGCGCTATCCAATCCGCCACCGTCTCGCGGGCCTTGATGGCGTCGGCGTTGGCTCGCTCGTACTGCTCCTGCCAGTGCTCCGCCTTGGCCTTCCATAGAGCCAGGTCGCTATCGAGGGACCTGATGCGATCGAGCAGCCGCTCCGCCTCGGCTTTCCATTCGTCGCGCGCCCGGCGGGCCTCTTCCACGGCTTTCTCGATGCTGGCCTCGGCCGCTTCGAGGCCGGCGATCTCCTCGGCGAGCTGGTGGCGTTGGGCGCGCTGTTGCGCCGCGGACTCCTGCCAGGTCTGCGCCTCGCGCCGGAGGCAATGCCATAGCACCGCGGATCCCGCCAGGCTCAGCGCCAGCAGGACGGCTAACAGGAACAGCACGAGCGTCATTGCGGAGCGTCCCACGGGTTGCTTTCTGCCGCGGCGTCGCCGCCGTCGCTGTCGCCCTCTCCGCCCTGGGGTTCGAACCCTGCTCGGCAATGGCCGTTCGGGCTGATCGGGAATTGGTACTTCCCGCAGTTGCCGCCCTCAGCGTGGGCGCAGTCGGAGCAGAGATCGTCCGCCGAATAGCCTACTTCCTCGGGGCTCAGGCTGGAGCCTCCCGCATCCTGGCCGGGGTCCATGCCGGCGTCATGGGCGCCGCTTCCGAAGGTGGGCGGCGGCATCCCCGCGGGCTTGCGGGCGCTCTTTTTGCCGGGCGGGGTGGGCGGCGGCATGATGATGACAGCGGGCATTGTAGACTCCTATTTCCTTGGCTTGGATCCCAATCGCGAAAAGTTCCAGCCCTTGCGCTGGCCGAACTTCTGTTTCCAGTCCACCTCGGCCTTAGTCGCGGCCATGTGGATCTGCTGCGCGTTGGGATGCTGCACGCGCTTTTGCAACTCTTCCAGGCGCTGGGCCGTGTAGGCCTCCACGGGCGGCCGCATCTCCGCCTTGGCGCGGTGCCCCATTAAGGCCGTCAGCAGCGCTTCGGCCGGCAGCAGGCGGGGTAGCGCGGCGTCGGCTTTCTTCTCGTCGCGCACCAGGGCGCTCAGCGCGTGCGCCACCAGCGGGCATTCGTCCCAGATCACCAGGCCCGGTAGCGTCTCCTGCGCCGGGTCGCCGGCCACGTGCCGGAGATACTCGTCGTATCGCTCCTGGCTTTCCTGCTGCAACATCAGAGCGGTGTCGCGGTCGAAGGGTATCGGTTCCGTCTGATACAACGGCCACCAGCGTAGCAGCCCGTGGAGATATTCCCAGCCGCCGGCGCGCTCGCCATCGGCCGCACGCAGCAGCAATTTCGCTTTCGCGGCCTTGCGCCTCCGCGTCTCCAGCGAAAGCCAGGCCTGATCCCGGTCCATCCGCCGTTCTTCTTCGGTGTGCTCGAAGGTGAATGCGGACTCGGAGCCGGTCACCGCTTCGACGCCATGCGCAATTTCACGCGCCAGGCTCTTCCCCGCCGCCGAAGGGTCGAAGTATTCCGGCGCGAGAAACGCGGTCAATATCCGCGTGTTCTCCATTTCCTGGAGCGATTGCTCCGCCAGGCGCGCGCCCAGTTCTTCGCCGGCCCCCGGTCCACACCACTCCCGGTACAGATGCAATTGCCCGGAGGGAGCCTGGCAGAGCCACACAATCGACATGCCGGCCGGGCCGGAAGCGATCCCTATCCAACGCTGCCACCAGCCCTCCAGCCGCACCGGCGCAATCACGTGCAGCGCTTCGGGCGGTTCGCCTTGGCGTGGATTCGCGCGGAACTCGGGGAACATCCGGAGAACGTCGGCGCGGTTCAGCCGGTTCAAGGCCTGGGACAACGCATCCACCTGGTCATCGTGTGCGCCCTTGGGAAACGTCGATGCTTCATCGATGAACTCCGCCACCCACGGCGCGATCGCCGGATGCGGCAAGAAGACGTTGCCGGCCTCCGCTTGGGGCGAGACCGCGGCGGCGCGGGCTTCCTTCGAGCCGATCGGGGGAACCGCGATGATGCCCGGCACGGTCGCCTCCAGCGCCCAGATGATACCGGGGCCGTTGGCGGCATTCTCTACCAGCTTGGCGCCTACCGGCCAATCTTCGCTGAACTTCTTAAACTCGTTGCAGGTGCGCGGGAAGTCCCAACGCCCCTTGACCTGGTGCAGAAGGAACTTGCGGGCCGCCGCCCTGCCCCAATGCTGCCCGACGACGAAATCCGACTCCTTGAGGTCCCGGTAGGACATATCCCAGGAGTGCAATTCCTCATCCAGCGGAGGCAACGGGATAGCCTCCACCATGGCAATCGAGCCATCCGGCCGCTTGACCGGGACGGGGCCGAGGTTCGCGCCGGCGGGCTGCCAATAGCGCCACCAATGCCGCTGGAACACGCCGCCGGTCGATGGCGACGGCCGCTGTTGAAGCTGGCCGGCGGCGCCGTACGGGCCGAGGGACCGCTTCAGCTCCTCTAGCTCGACGGGGCCGAAATCGAGCCGGCCAGAGTAGCTGGCCGGCCTCCGTCCTGGGGTCACTCCACCCGATGCTTGTTTTTCTTTTGTTTGTATCGGCCGAATTCATTGAGTTCGTACATCTTGATGGTGTTGCAGTTGGCGCACAGAATCTGAAATTCCGACAGGTCGTGCTTTCCGGCTATGATTTCCAAATACAGTGGCTGCCCGCCCCGTGGCCGCTTCCAACTATTCTTCCCGTGCGGTCCGCAGGCTTCATCCGCGCCATGGACGTGATCGAGTTGGAGCGCCCCCGTTCGGAATTAGAACCGGCCGCGCGCCGCGTGACTTCTACCAGCCGCACGCCCGCTCGCGCACGCGCCGCGTCACGGCTGCCAGTTCCTCGGGCAGCCCGCGGTAGTGCTCTTCCCAGAACTCCTCGGCCTGCGCGTGATACTGCGCCAGCAGCGCCGCGGGCACGGGCGCGGTGTGGCGCGCCTGCACTGTTACCGTGACTTCGAGGCGCGAATCGTAGTCCTGCTCGATGGGCGGCTCGATGAGCGCCGGCGCCGGCCGTTCGAAGATGCCGGCCAGCGCGATCGCGGCGCTAAGGTAGAGGCGGCGGAGAAACCTCACACCCGTAGCTTCAGAACTTCCTGCGCGATGGCTTCCGCCAGGTCGCAATCCATTGCCTTATGCGCGTTAGGCGGGGCGCACCAGCCGCGCGCTACGGCGCCGCGGATCTCTTCGCGTTCCAGATCGAACGGCGTCACTAGCGCAGCCGCGTCGCGCCTGAGCGCCTCGGTGTGTTCGTCCCAACCACGCATCAGGGCATTAGCGAACCAGCCCGTCATGGTTTCCGGGTCAGTGGCGATCGCCGGTTTCTGTTCGACGTGCGCTACAAAGGCCTTCGCCCAGTCGCGGGCATCGAAGGAGCGCAGTATCTCGTGGCTCTCGGGTAACTTCGCGGCGCGGCCGAACACGCGCGTTGTCAGCGCCGCCGGAAGCAGCGCCAAAAGAGTTCGTCTGTTCATGGGACCATTGTCTCGCAGGCCGGATACTCCAACTCGGGGAACTCGGCCGGGTCGCCGCGGTCAAGGCAACCGCACTCAGAACAGTAGCGGACGAACTCGGGCGGCGCGCCTGGATCGCCGCCGAGGCGCGCGGTCGCGAAGTGGTGCGAGGCGTAGTTCATATATACTTGGCTCAAATCATGACCCGGTTCATCCCTGGTACTCCGAGGGATGTGAGACCGTAGTCCGTGGCGGGGTGTTCTGTGGCTGTCGGTGTATCTTCTCCAGTTCCCATTGCTGCTCCCAGGGTTCCATGGAGACGCAAAACAGGTAAGCCAGCCACGCGCGCGCGGCCAGTGGGGCGCTCATTCTTCGTACTCCGCCGGCAGGCACAGATGCTCGTAGCCTCCCTTTTCTAACAAGTAGCCACTTAGGTCCAGCTCGTGAATTCGCTGCATCACCACCACGCGGGCCACGGTCTTAGGATCGTTTCCGCGGGTGGACATGACCTCGTTCCACCACTGAATCACACTCTCGCGAATGGTGTCGCTCTCGCGCTCTTTGACGTTGTGCGGATCGTCCGCCACCAGGCGATCGCCGCCCTCACCCGTCAGCGAGCCGCCTACCGAACTGGCCAGCCGGTAGCCCGTCGCGCTGTTATCAAACCGCGTCTTCAGGTTCATGTCGCTGCATAGCTCGACACGATTGCCCCAATTCTGCTTGTACCAGTCGCTTTGGATCAGGCGCCGGCACTTCAGCGAATCGCGCGTGCTCAATGATTGCGCATACGACGTGTAGAGGTAGCGCAGTTCCGGGCGAAGCGCCCATTCCCAGCACGGCCAGAACACAGAGACGGCCAGGCTCTTCATGTGCCGCGGCGGCACGTTGACGAGCAGGTTACGGATCCACCCTTTGGAAACGGCCTCCAGGTGCTCGCACATGGCGTCGATGTGCCAGCCGTGCACGTACGGCGTGCTCGGCTCCAACACGTGCCAGCCCTGGCGGATGAACTCGGCCAGGTGCTCTTCGGCTCGGCGCTTGCTCTCCTCGCGCTCGCCCCGGCGCTGCCTGTAAATATTGGCGTAGGTGTTGGCCTTGCGCTCCCGCTGCGCTCGGTCGTCCGCGGCTACCGCGCTCATGCATTTGTCGGTCGGAAGTCGCTCATAGGGTTAGGTCATAGCCTGGCAGGTTATCCACCGGAACGCCATCGGCCCCGTAGTGCGGCGCGCCCAACTCCGAGCCGTCCGCCCGGTGCAGGATGGCAATCACCTGGTGCGTCTGTCCGGCCGGGAACGCAGCGCGCGCGCCGGTAGTGCAGCCGTCCGGCCTCACCACAGCGTAGGTGTCGCCGGGCTGGAGGGCCTGCCGTTCGAAGCGGATGTACGGCGCCGCGGGCTGATTGGGTGAGGCGGACCAGGCGCCCGTCTCCCGATCTACGTTCAGCCGCGCGTCTGTGAGCTTCATTTGGGTCGCTGGTCCGGCAGCACGGCTGCCATGCGCCTGTTGGTCGAGTCGGGATCCACTCCCCCGTACAGCAGGCGCGAAACGAAAGAGAGTAACTTGTCGAGCAGGTAGCGCATGGGCCTATTATGGCCCAGGCTTCCAGATGATTCCAGCCTCAGGGGCAACGTCAAGCGCTCCGCTTCCGCCCGGCCCGGCGCCGGCGATATAGGAGAGCCGCAGCAGGCCGCCTACGGCGAAGTGAGAATTCAGTTGTCGCATGTAACCAGGTGAGACCGAGCCGGTGAAGTTGACGGTAGTTCCGCTCGATGGCACAGACGTAGCGCTGAAAGTCGCACCCACGTCCGCGCACAAAAGGATCACGTTTTTACCGGCCGTGCCGGGGGTTGGATAAAGCTGCTTGCACTGGCCGGCGCTCGCGGAATACCCCAGCAGGTAGCCGGTCTTTTTGCTCGTGGGGTCCGTGTAGCCTATAGGCGACACCTTGAACGTCAACGTTCCGAACATGCCGGTTGACTGCGATTCAGGAACGATGGCCGACCCGACGATATTCGCGCCGAGAAACTGATCGTACCGGCCGCCCAAAAACAAATACGTCGGCAGCTTCACTGAGCTGAGTACATCGGCCACGGTGGAAGGCGCCGGCGCCGGCGCGGGCGCAGTCGTTTGGGCCGTCCCGAGGACGGCTGCAACTGCCAGCAGGAATAGCGTGCGCATGGGTATTTCCCTATTTTTCCCTGTTCCTGAGAGGGGCCGGGGTTGCCCGGCCCCTCCGCGGAGAACTGCTACGCGGACGGCTTGCTGGTGGTCTGGGAAGGAGTGGAGGCCCCGCCCGAAGCGGTTACGACCACCGGCACCAGGGCCGCGATGGTCTGCGAAATGGCTGCGGCCAATGCGCTGGCGATCACCGGCGTCAGCGACGTGAACAGGTTCGCGACGTTGGCGGTCACGGCCTCGGCGCTAACGGCTTCGCCGGCGGCGGCAGCCGCAACGGCGCCCTTGGCGGCCTCGCTGGCCGCGGTCCCTGCGGGGCTCACGGTCTGCTGGCCTTCGGTCGTCCCTACCTGGCCGGCCAGCACGATGCCGGCGTTGATGGCGTGATCGATGGTGGCGGCGTTCTGGGCGCGTCGGCTGGCGGTCTGCGCCTGGTCGATCGAAATCGCTTCCCAGGCGCGCTGCCGCGCCAGGGTCTCGCGGCGGCTGTCCAGCTCCTCGTCGAAGAGCAGTTTGATGTTCTCGGCGCCGCCCAGCAAGCTCGGCTGGTGAGTGACGGCGGGCGAAAGATTGGGGTTTACTGCGTCCATGCTGATGAAGTCCTTTTTGGTGTGGGTTAAAACTGCGTTGCGGTACATGCGGTCTGGGTCTCCGGCCGCTCGATACTACGCGCCCGCGTCCTCGCCGAATTCCGCGGCGCCTGCCGCGATGAGTGCGTCCAAATCTTCGTCCGTGAAGTCGCGGAAGCTGCGAATGTGCAAGTGCTTGTCTATGCGCTGGCCCAGCTCGCGCGCGGCCTGCTCCTCGATCTCGCGCAACTCCGCCAGCATCCGGTAATCGACGCGGAATTCCTCGGTGGTCTCGATTCCGTTGATTCCGTTTTTGGTCTTTCCGCTGCGGTAGACCAGCCCCGTTTTGCCGCCCGGTACGTCCTGCACGCGCGGATCGTTGGCCCGCTCATCCCTGATGGTCATGAGGCGCAGGCGATCGGCGTTCAGCCGTTCGAGGCGCTTGTCGCGGTCGGCCACGTCGCGCGCGCGGATCTTATCGAGCCACGGCCGCATGGCCGCTTCGACGGCCGCTGCGAACTCGGGGTCGGCTTTCCAATACATGATCGTGCGCAGTGCGCCGCCGACACGCTTGGCGACTTCCACCGCTGCGAGGCCCTGGGCAACCAAAAGGATGGCCTTCCGCTTTTTCGCGGACATGTTTGTCGCGATCATATTTTCTTGAGCGGGAAGCGGAGAGGCGGCCGTGGCGCGACGGCCGCCGTAGAAGTCTCCGCCTTCGCGCGAAGATCGGGGATGCTACGCAATTCTGCCAGGAAACGCCCGCCAACATTGCCGCGTACGTTGCGCGCCCTCATCGAAATATTCGGATGCGCCGGAGAGATCCATCCCGCTCCACGCGGTAGTCGGCGCCTCGGCTCATGGTGATGAGCTGGCCAGGCTGCGGTGTGTGCAGCGTGCCGCGGTTGCGCTCCGCACGCCGGCGCGCCGCGGATTCGCTTCGTCCTTGGCCCCAGCGTGTCCTGCCTAGGCGTTGAACGAAGTCTGCTCCAGTTGAGATCAGGGGTTCGCTCATCACGCCTTCTTTAGGCCGGCGATCTGTTGCTCAACGTGGTTGAGTTTCTCTTCCAGCCGCTCGCGCTTGTGGATCAAAGCCTGCCGGTAGTCCTGCCGGTCTTTGAGGAGTTCCGCTCGTTTGGTCGGGTTCATGCAGCCTTTCTCAAACAGTCGATCTGCACCTGCCGGAACATCGCCGGCTCCAGTCCGGTAATGCTCTTGAAGGCGTAGACTCCGCGGACGTTGGGCTCGAGGTGCGGTCGGAAGTGCAACACGCCCTCAGGATCGGTCCATGTCTCGGAGACTTCGTGGGCGTGCACGTAGCGCGTGCCGGCGTGGGCCTGCGAGGGGCCCTCGAACAGCACGCAGCCGTCGAGCCGGCGCCCCTTGCCATAAACCTTGGCCAGGCCGGCGCGGCCCAACTCGCGCACGTCCGCGGGGGAGGCCAGGTACGCCAGGCCGCCGCCGGGCCGGAGGACCGGAAGGCGCTTCTTTCGCGGGATACAGTTTTCCATCGAGGTTACGTCTGGGACCAGGCTTTCGGCCGCCTGCCAGGGCTAATCCCGCCAGATACGGGGAAACCGCGCCGCCCAAGGAGGGAGAACGGCGCGGTCTGTTATGGCGAGCGCGAGGCTACGCGCTCGGGTTTCGCATTTATATAGTCCGGAGGCCGCGCCCACCCCGGTTTTAGGCCACTTTATCGGGTTCCGCCGCTTTGCACTTCGCGTCGTAGTGCAGAATCTCCGCTTCGAGGACCCCAATTATCCGCCGGATGTTTTTGAGCACCGGACAGCTCCGGCGCTCGCCGCACATGGGCAGCACCTTCAGCGCGCGCCGCAGCTCGGCGAGGAGTTGCACGGCGTGCCCGACAGCTCCCAGGTCCGCGGCATCCTCATCCACCGCTAGGCCGCCTTGGCGTCCGCGACCAGATGGAAGGTCTTCACGAAGCGCGGCCCGGTCTGCGACTCGGTTATCAGGCCGGCCTGGACCCGCTCGGGGAACCCCTGGAAGGTATCGAGCGTTACCGCGTCCGGCCGGAGCGCCGCGATGAAGGCCTTGGGGGTGATCCTGCGGAACAAACCCTGCAGGTCAATGAATCGCTTGCACGTAGGCGCGCCGATGATAGCGCCGTAGATGAACCCCCGCAGGGTGGTGTCGAGGGTGTGGTCGGGGAGGGTGGCGACGATCTTCTTGCGCAGCGCCGACATCCGCGCGTACTTGGTCGAAACGCCTTCGGCCTCAAGGCGGCCTAGCTCGTCGATGTCATCCTGGAGGGTCGTTACGAATTTCTTGGGCATCACCCGTATAGTCCGCAGGCCCCGCCCGTCACGCCGCTTTCGGCAGGCGGACATCGCTCTCCAGGATGCCGCGGAGCGTGTCCAGCGCCTCCTGGTGCTCGTGCTGGACCCGGCGCCAGCCGATCTCCAGCACCCGCGTGTGGCCGATGTGGCGCAGCGACTCGCCGTGCTCGTAGACCAGGTGGAGCAGTTCGCGCTGCAATGGAGTGAGGGCGGCCAGGGCGTCGGCCAGGTCCGCGCTCAGTTCGGCGATCGGCTCGGGGGCGTCCTCCGACGCGGCGGGCTCGTAATCGCCGGCGTAGTCGGCGCGCGCGGTGGCCCACCACCACGGCTCGCCCTGAACCGCATTGAGCATCGCCCCCCAGATCCGGAAGCGCGCATAGAAGTCGGCGGGAGACCTGTCATCCTGCTGGAGCGCCGCCCGGATCAGTCCGAGCACGCCCGATTGGATCAGGTCGTCGAGTTCGAAACCCTCTGGCAGCCGTCGCTTCAGCCGCCTGGCCAATGGTTCTACCAGGTCGAGATGATCCAAAACGTACCGGCTCTGATTCTCGGTCACCTTCCCCGCCAGTATAAAACCATTCACCCCGGCTTGGTGCTGAATAATACTTAACGAAAGTTAGGTTTCAATCGGTGCCGGCCCGAACTCGGCGGATTCACCGCGCCGACCTCGGGGTTTCCGCCTGTGGATCCGGGAGCGGCGGGGGCGCCGATGCTTCAGGAACGCCGATGAGCGATCGCCATTTGCCAAGGCGCGGATCGGAGCGCTACCATTTGCAGCGAAGTGGCCGCCTCCGCAAAGGTCCTGCGATACCATAGCGCCTCCATGGTGCGCGAGATGGACCGCGCGCTACTGCTCGAAGTCATTGCCTCGCGCCGTCCCGATCTCGACGACCCGCGGCGCGGCAACCTTGTCGCGCGACTGATCGAGCTGATTGACGCGCTGCCGGCCGTCGCCTGCACCGCATCGGATTACTGGCTCGGCTAGAAGCACATTCCGATGCGATAAAAAAGAGGTCGGGATTTATTCGCGCGAGAGAAAGTAGTTTGTACTTTTCTCGCGCGGCGGGTCGCGGCCCACCGGCATGTCGGGGCGCGCTAGGATGGCTGGGTTAGGAGATGTGCGGAGGGGAGAGGGTGCTTGGTGGTTTTGGTCCCTCTCCCTTGGATCTTTCGCTGATTCTTCGCAGTGGACTGGCCCCAGCTTATCAAATTCGCGGGCAGGGTGTTTGCCCGAGTTGCTTTTGGGAGGCTTCGGCCTCACAATGGAATCGCGTCGGGCGCTGGCCAGCGTCCGGAGCTGAAAGCGTTTGGGGGTCGGGCGTGTGGCACCCTCCCAGGTGTCACGAGTACACGTCCGGCCCTCATAACCCTCTTACTCGGAGGGACGACGAAACAGCCACGATCACAACCCGAGAGCGGCACAAGCGGAGGCGCGGAAGAGATTCGTGCGCCGGAAGTAGCGCTCGACGATCGCGGGGCTCTGGCCGGTGTATCGCGAGATGCGCAACACCCCAACGTCGGCCTCTCCGGCGGCGGTCACCATCCCGGCGCGCAGGCTGTGGGCGCCGTACTCAGCCGGATCGAGGCCAATACCCGATACCGAGGCCTTGACGATCCGGCAGACGCACTCCCCGTCCATCGGCTGCCCTTGGTGCGCCCGGTCCAATCTCGGGAAGAGCGGTCCGGCTTGGCTGCCGCGCACGCGCAGCCAAGCTCTCAGAACGCGCACGGGGCACGTGTTGGGGTGCTTGCCGCGCACCACGCCGATCAGCCGGCCGTGGCCATCCTGGTCCTGCTTCTCGCGGTCCACGGAGACAATCATCCCCTGGCGGCAGAACTCCACGTCGGCCAGGTTCAGCGCGGCCAGGTTGGAGCGCCGCAGCGCCGTAGCGAAGCCCAGGACCAGCAGGGCACGGTCGCGCAGCGCCGCCGGCGTGGCCAGGCGCGCCAGCCGGCCGGACATTCGGCACAACTCGTGGACCGTGATCGGGCGCATTTGCCGGGGCTTTTCTCCGCGCAGGCGCTGGGCCCCTCGCAGCAGCTCGCGGATCTCGTCCGTTACCGGGCATGGCAGTCCGGACGAGCGGTGCTCGTAGGCGATCGCGCATTTGCGCCGATCGACGGTAGTGATCTTCTTGCCTTGATCGAGCAGATCGGTCAGGTACAGGCCGAGGGTCTCGGGACTGCAAGGGAGCGCGGCGCGGTGGAAGCGCTCGCACCAGGCGGCGAAGCTGCGCACGTCGTACCCGTAGCCGAGCACGGTGTTGCGGGCCACCAGGCCCTGTCTGAGTCGCGCCTGTTCGAGGCGCAGATTTTCGATTATTGCGGCGGTATTTTCGATTATTGCGGCGGTAAAATCTGTGACAGCCATCGATGCTCCAGCACAGCAGAGGTGGACAGGGGCGCCGCGGTGTTGTCAGCACCGCGGTGTCCCGTCTCTAACTTACCTCCGAATTCAGGCAAGGTTCGGCCCTGTGGGTACGTGCAGTACTACGGGGGAAAAGGGTGGGGTGGTAAAACCCTACATTGTAATCGAATGAGGGCTATGCCGGCCCGGAACCGTGGAAGGTCTCCCCCCTGATCTGTGGATTCCCGCTGCCTTCAAATCTTAGCTGAAACGAGAGCAGCGAAAAAACCTAACACAGCGCGGAGGGTCACGGCTGAATCCATTCTAGCCCGAATCCCCAGCGCAATAACAGCGTGCGGAGCCACGCGCCTGAAAGGATACGCGATGGGAACGGCTTTTACGGCTGGGGGTCACCCCGGCGATAGTGCGCACTCGCGCAATATGACACCGGAGCAGCGGCGCGACAACCTCGGCCGCCTGATCTACTCGGTGCGGATCGAGCACCCGGAACGGGGTGTCGAGGAGGTCGGGCGGGGGTCCGTCCTGCCGGATGAGATCGCCTTTGCGAAGCTCTATCACGCCAAGAACGGCTGCAAGACCTGGGTGCGGTGCCTGGTGACCGGCCGCACGCTCTGGCGAGCCGAGCGGCGCGAGCGCGCGGCAGGGGGAGGTGCGCGATGAAAATCGAGGAACTGACCAACGCTCCGGCGTGGCTACGCGAAGCGAACACGATAGACGCCGATGTGGCTCTTACTGATGGCATTGTTGTTTGGCACGGCGGCGTCTGGTGCGGCGGCGTCTGGCACGGCGGCAACTGGTGCGGCGGCGTCTGGCACGGCGGCAACTGGTGCGGCGGCCTCTGGTGCGGCGGCAACTGGTGCGGCGGCGTCTGGCACGGCGGCGAGTGGCACGGCGGCGAGTGGCGTGGCGGCGTCTGGTGCGGCGGCGTCTGGCACGGCGGCAACTGGTGCGGCGGCGTCTGGCACGGCGGCGAGTGGCACGGCGGCGACTGGCGTGGCGGCGTCTGGTGCGGCGGCGTCTGGCACGGCGGCAACTGGTGCGGCGACGAAAACCGTCTGCTCGCGACGAAGGGCGGTGCGCGATGAAAATCGAGGAGCTGGCCGGCGCTCCCGCGTGGCTACGCGAAGCGACTACTGACAACGCCGATGTGAGCCTTGCCGATGGCATCGTTCAGTGGCGCGGCGGCACCTGGCGCGGCGGCACCTGGCTCGGCGGCACCTGGCACGGCGGCGAAGACCGCCTGCTTTACATGGCCTCTTTCTTGGGCATCGTATTCACGGAGGACGGGACCGCAACCGCGTACCGAACCACGAAGGCCGACGGCCACGGCCGCCACACCCTGGGATTTGTGCAGCCTGAAGGACTTTACCACGAGGAGGACCTGCCACCGGCGGGATCTGGCACGTGCGTGAAGGGCATTCACGTTACCAGTGCGGCCCGGGCATGGACATACTTCGGTGTTGACCTGACCTGCCAGCTGTGGCGGGTCAGGTTCCGCCGCGAGGATCTACTCGACTGCGACGGCGATAAAGCCCGCATCGCGGGAGGCGTCTTCGAGCGCATCGATAATCCGTTCTTACGAGACGCGACGAAAGTAAGCGGCGAGGGCGAAAGTGCGGGAGGTGCGCGATGAACGCACCGCAAAGGAAGCCGGCGGGGGTCTCGGGTCGATCCCCCGACTTTCAAGAAGCCGTAGGGCTGATGTCGAAACTGGGATCCAAGAAGGGATTCGATCCGATGCCACCCGATCAATACCTCACTTACCAAAACAAGCGTTACTCACCGACCTTGCGCCTGTGGGCCTGGGTTTTGGCTCACACTATCCGGTTGGGACATCGCTCCCCGCGCTGCGTAGACAAGAGTGGCCGCGAACTCACACTCAAACATGCCAGCGCCGATCTCGATATGGATCCCGGCGGCGTTCGACACGCGTGGGTGCTCTTAGAGCGCGAAAACAGGGTTTTCAGAGACGGTAAGCGGCTATGTATTCGCGGAGAGGTGGTCTTGCCTATGGACTACCTCGACAAGGGCGAAGAAAAAGCGCAAGAGGTTTGTACAGCGACGTTGCCGCCGTATATCCTCAACCAAATCAACAAATTCACTCCGGAGGTTCGCAAGGCTTTCATCGCTGAGGAGGAGACTGACCGGGTTCTGAAGAACCGCTTGCAGGCTGAGTGCGTGGCTGGAGTCAGGCTCATATTCGATCAAAGGCAGGATAACAGATTCCAGCGGTTCCGGTTAAAGAAAATTCGGGCGGAAAAGCGTCGGGCACCGGCACCCGAGTTCGTGGAGCGCGTGCTGCCAAGTTTGCACGGCATTGTACAAACCTTTTTGGATCCCGTACGAACCTCCAAAAAGGGATGTACAGAGGGTAAAAACGGGGTTGCACAAACCTCCGTATCATTATTGCCTACAGAGATACAGAGAAAGACTTCAGAGGGCTGGCTGGCTGGCATCTCTGTAGAGGGCCCCGTTGGCTTGCCGAAAGAGCCAGCCAGCCAGCCAGCCCTGCCCGATCGGATCCCCGCTATCCAAGACCTGCTGCACAACGCTTTCGGTGTTGCGCTGAGCGCCGCGAACCTGGTGGACCTGCGCGCCATCGTCCAACCCGCCGGCCCGAAGTTCGAGCGGATCTTCGCGCAGTTCCTGACGGCCGCCGCGCGGAAGCGCCGCGGCCAGCCACTCAACCGCGGCCTGGTGCTGTCCATTGCCAAGGAGGCCGCCGAGGCAACGGAACAACTACCGCCGCCCCGCGCGGCGGCTCCCGACGCCCGCGACGTTGAGCGCGATCGCCTGTTCGCCGCCGAGGTCCTCAAGAACCCCGACGCGGACGAGGAGCAGAGGGCCTGGGCGCGCCAGGTGCTGGTGGAGGAGATGCGGAAGGGAGGTATGGCGTGACACGCTCCGTGCACTTCCCGCCGGCGGTAACTGGGGTGCCGGCCGCCGCGCCTCAGGTAACTGCGGCGCCGGCCGCCGCACCGGCCACGCGCCGGATCACCGTCATAGGCTGCTACGCCGATGCCCTGGGCGACGTCGAGACCGCGCGCGAAAAGCTCAAGGCGCTGCTGGCGGCTGACGCT